TTTTGTATTTGTATTTTGTGCAATGGCGGTGGAGTGGCGATGGTGTGGCGATATGCAGAAACAATAGTAGTGCACGTGCTGTTTAAACTCTAAGGATGAAGCCGAATTCTCCTGCAGCTCCTCCGTATTTCGCATAGTGAACTAGGACCTCGGTTAAACAAAAATTTTTCTGGGATTTTTCCACTCGACTTCATTTTTCCTCCTGCCATCCACCAAAAGGTACCTGCGCTAATCTGTCTTTTTTAATCTGACAACATCCAGAGAAAAGGCAAATTCGTCAGATTTACTGTTTTTCTGCTGCCTCGAATGCCGATGTCTGCAGCACTGATAAGAGCTCTATCTCTTTGATATAGATCTTTTTTTTGATGAATTGCACGGCATATTATCGTTATGACACCTTCTTGTTAAAGGTGTTGTACTCCACATCTCGATTTTATGATGTGGGTTATGATTGGTTAGTAATAGAGTGTATCGGTATGCGATGTGGTTTATTAATGGCAATCTGTTTTTGTTTGGTATCTTTTAGTGGGTATGCAGCAACAGGAAAGTCTGATGCTCAGATCAAGAAAGAAATAATTAAAGAATCCATTGAATCGTATCCAGGCAATTGTGCGTGTCCTTATAATCATGCAAGGAATGGTAGTAGATGTGGTAGACGCAGTGCATATAGCCGTACTGGAGGGTATGACGTGGTATGTTATGAGAGTGATGTTACGGATGAAATGATCCGGCAATGGAAGCAGGAGAATGCTGAGTAATCACTTTTAACTGGTTTGTTTTGCGAGCATTATGTGTGTTGTTAACGGTACCTTAGCTAAGTGAGAGCTCCAAAAGAAAACCCGCAGTTTTTACGCTGCGGGTTTTCTTGTTTGTGTCCATGGGATAGGGTGCCACTTCGGCCAGCCTTAGCAACCGATTGACGGGGGATTGCTCCCCCGTCGCGGTTTCCTTACTGCTTACACTGTAAGAACGCCGCAAACTCCGCTCCCCAGAAGCTCATCCGTATTTCACACAGCGAACCGTGCAGCATCCAGATGATGAGGATTACCGTCACGCAGAACGTGATGGCCATAAGCGATTTTTGCGACATAGCGCTTGCTCCTTTTTTGGGGAGGCGCTAACCTATCACTTGCTAAGGTTAGATGGTCAGGGCCTCGGTTAAACAGAGATGTTTTCCGGGGCCTTTCCACATCCGGCCTTCGGGTATTCCCTCCAGCCATCAGCCGAAAGGCACCCGCGCGTAATCTATCGCTTTTTTGTTACTCCGGCAATTCAGCCTGTTAATTCTGAGGTAATGGCAAACTCATCTGGTTGTTTCCCCTGTGCGAAGCTGGTAGCTCATTCCACGGGATGCCCTCTGAAGAGTGAACGCCGGGGGCGTGTTTCGATGTGAATTTATGGAAAGCCTCCAGTGTTGAGAAGCATACGCCGCATTCCAGGTTGTTACACTGGTAATATTTTTTCCGTACGGTATCTGAATCATTTTCCGAACGACTGGTGCGGATTCGGGCAGATGCGCCACAAAGCGGACAACGGAACATAGCGACCTCCCTTAACGTGGTGCTGCCGCTATTCTAAGTTGCTCACTCTGTTTCTGCTATCCATTCCGGGATTTTTGCCTCAAGCTCAAGCTGCGTGGTAAAGCCGCTGTTATCAATGGAGTGCTCGGCTTTTGCAATAATCCAGTCCTGATTATCAATCTCGCTTTTAAATCCTGTTACCGTGCCATGCATTTCGGGGTAGAGTTCTGCGCGTCCACGCGCCAGCGTGATGGAGAATGATGCGGCTCCGCGTTGTAGCTGCTGCCACTTTGCCGCCGCTGCGCGTCTTGCTGCCTGCTCGTTCTGATAAGTCTTGCGTAACACAAACACGTTGCCTTCCGCACCTTCCATATAGTCACCTTCACGGCTGCTGCTTTTCTCCTTTTTGGGTTTTGGCGGTTTGCGGCGTTTCACGCTGACTTTTTTCTTTTTCCCGTAATTAAGATCAAGCCAGTAAGCGCGTACCCCCGTATACGCCTCGCGGTCAGCAATGCGAAACTGATGGCGATCGCCGCTGCTGCGTGTGATGGCAAACGATGGTAATGGTTTTCCCTGCGCGTTCACGCCACCACCTGGCATGATGAATAACAGATTACCGCTTTTTACCGTGGTGATTGCGCCCAGCATTTCCGCCATGCGTGTAAGGAAGGACATGTCGCTTTCTTCGGTCTGGTCAGCGTGGTCGATTTCAATATCCATCAGCATTTCGCTGATTTGCGGTTTCAGGCCGTATCGGTGAGCAATTGCAGACACCACGCGTTCAACGGTCACATCATGCCAGGATACTTCGCGCTTGACGTTAAATTCATCCCGAAAATCTGCGCTTCTGGCTGAAATGGTCAGTCTGTCGGGCGGTCCTTCATGAGCAATTTCATCAACAATGTAAGTGCCTTTTTCTGTCAGCGGTTCGCCTTTCCAGCCAATGAGAACCGTCAGGCGAGCGCCCCGTGGCGGCAACTGCAACTGACCATCAGCATCATCCAGCGTGATGGTTAGCTGGTCTGCTTCAAATCCCCGGTTGTCGGTCAGTGACAGGCTCATCAGGCGTTCTGTCACACCGGACAGCGTTTTCCCCTCCGCGAGAATATCAAAATCAGGCATCTTCACGGGGTCAGTACTCTGGTTGAACAGTTGCATGGTGGTGTCAATCATCGGCTCCCTCCCTGTGCAGCATGGTCGCATGTGTGTGCGGGCGGGGTTACTGCTTTTTGTTGTCGCCGGGCGGCAAGAACGGCGCAGGGATGAGATTACGCGCGTGGTGGGTGATGATTGTTGCCGAATCATTTAACGGATACAAGGGGCTGGAACTATGAGTGAAACTCGCTTTCATGGCGCCCGCGTTACGGAAAGTACCGACCTGGTAACAGCAATTAACGACGTTGATTCCAGCGTTATCGGTATCGTGGCAACGGCGGACGATGCGGACGCGAAGCTGTTCCCGCTGAACAAGCCTGCATTAGTGACCCGCGTCAATGACGTGCTGGGAAAATGCGGGACAACGGGGACGCTGTACCGTGCGCTGAAACCCATTGCAGACCAGGTGAGCACAAAGGTGATCGTCGTTCGCGTGGCTGAACACAAAGAAGAAGACGGAAAAACACAGGATCAACTGGTTATCGGTGGTTCTGAATCCGACGGCAGCTATACGGGGATGTATGCGCTGCTTGTTGCAGAGCAGGATGAAAGCATCGGATACCGTCCGCGTATTCTGGCCGCGCCGGGGCTGGACACGGAGGCGGTGACAAAATCCCTGTGCGTGATTGCAGGTAAACTGCGCGCGTTTGTGTATGCCTCCTGTCATGGCTGTAACACGATGGCTGAAGCCATTGCATACCGTGAAAAATTCAACGAACGCGAGCTGATGCTCCTGTGGCCGGACTTCATCGCTTACAACCCGAAAAGTGGCGAGAATGAGGTTTTCCCCGCGCCAGCCTATGCGTGCGGCCTTCGTGCGTACATTGACCATGAGCAGGGCTGGCACAAATCGCTGTCCAACGTTCCGGTCAAAAATGTGCTGGGGATGTCCAGGCATGTGTTCTGGTCGTTGCAGGCCGAAGACAGCGATGCCAACAGCCTCAACAACAAAGAAATCACAACCATCATTCGCCGCAACGGGTTCCGCTTCTGGGGTAACCGTACGCCGGAAACGAACGCCTACATTTTTGAGGTGTATACCCGAATCGCACAGGTGCTGGCTGACACGGTTGCGGAAGCGCAGTTTGAAACCATCGACAGTCCACTGACGCCTGCGAACGTGAAGGACGTCATCAGTGCCATCAGGGCAAAACTGGATTCGCTGGTTACTGCCGGGAAACTGATTGGCGCATCGTGCTGGTATGACATCGTGGATAACAGCACCACAGAATTACGACAGGGGCGCGTGCGTATTCGCTATAAATATACGCCCGTTCCTCCGCTGGAAGATATGGAGCTTTACCAGGCGTTCACTGATGAGTTCTTTGGTCCTGCATTTGCAGTGCTTGGAGGTGCTTAATGGCCGTACCAAAACATCTTCGTTTTTTTACGCTGTTTGTGGATGGTGAAAATGAAGTGGGTAAGGTGACGTCTGTCACCCCGCCTAAACTGACGCGTAAAACCGACAGCTATCGTGGTGGTGGCATGCTGGGAGCGGTGAGTATCGACCTCGGCCTGGACGATTCCGCGCTTGATGCGAGTTTTGTCATGGGGGGCGCCGTTCGTGCGCTGTTCCTTAAATATGGCGGAACAATGGACGGCACGCTGCTGCGTTTTGCGGGTGAATACTACACCGATGCAGAAAGCGACCTGTATGAAATCGAGATGCGCGGGCGTGTGACGGAAATTGATATGGGGGAGGCCAAACAGGGCGAAGCCACGTCACACACTTACGCTGTCAAAAACACCTACTACAAGCTGAGTATTAACGATCGTCCGGTGTGGGAAATTGACCTGGTGAACCACATCTACCGGAAGGATGGCAAGGACATTGTACCCGACCGCATCCGTTCCGCGCTCGGGCTCGGCTGATATGTAATATGCAGGCGGCGCAGTGCGTCGCCCCTGACTGAAAGGAGTTTTCTGATGAAAGAGACGAAAAATACCGATACTGAAAACGCTGTGGTGGTTGCTGATACTGCGAAAGAAACCGGCGAGCGCGGCGTAAAACTTACCCAGCCAATTGAGCGAGGCGACGAAAAAATCACGTATGTGGAGATTACCGGGGCTATTGAGCAGGCTGGATCCCTGCGTGGTCTGTCGCTGTCTGATGTGCTGAGTCTGAAAGCGGAATCCATGTTTACGCTGTTGTCACGCGTGACATCACCGCGACTGGATGAAGTGACGATCAAAAAAATGGCATCCCGTGACTTTATTCAGTTATGTGTGGTTGCCGTAAATTTTTTGAGCGGTGCGGACTCTGGCGGGAAGAACGAACAGGCGACGGAAGCCTGATCACGGTTGTGTGCTTTGAGCACATAGAAGACTTTGTGGCAGATATTGCCGTTATTTTTAACTGGTCGCCCGCCGAAATCTTCATGATGACGCCCGGCGAAGTGGTTAGCTGGCGTGAGCGGGCGGCACTTCGCAGTGGGAATGCAGACGATGAAGACTCTTGACATTCGGGTCGCCTTCAGTGCTGTTGACAGGCTGACCCGGCCAGCCGAAAACGCCCGCCGCCTGATGGGACAGCTTGGTGACTCCATCCAGCGAACGCAGGGGGCGATCAAAAATCTCGAGCGTCAGGCGCGTTCATTTGAGCGCGCCCGCGATGCTGTCAGTAAAGCGGATGCTGGCATCGTGAAAGCACGACGCCAGCTTAACGCCCTTCATCAGTTACAACGCACGGGTACGGTGCTCAGCGAAAAACAACAAAAGCTGATGCAGCAGTTAAGCACCCGGCTTGAACGCCTGAATGAATCGCGCACACGGGAAATTCAGAAAATGCGGGAGCTTGGCGGAGAGCTTAAACGCCACGGTATTTCCCTGACAGGCAGCGATAACACCATCCAGCAGGCCATCAGACGCACCGAACAGTACAACAACCAGCTTGAACTCGAACGACAGGCGCTTGCGCGTGTAACGCGGGCGCGTGAGCAGTATTCACGCGCGCAGGAAACAGCGGGAAAACTGAAAACGGGTGGTGCGCTGGCAACTGGTGCGGCAGCGGCTGGCGGCTATGCTGCCGGGCGTTTTTTGCAGCCCGCTATCGGATTCGGGAAAGAGATGTCCCGTGTGCAGGCGCTGACGCGAATTGACCAGAACAGCCCGCAGTTTAAGGCGCTGCGTGAGCAGGCGCTAAAGCTCGGCTCTGAAACGCAGTTTACTGCGAGTGATGCCGCCAGTGGGCAGGCATTTCTTGCTATGGCTGGCTTCACACCAGAAGCCATTCAGGCTGCGCTTCCCGGCGTGCTGAGCATGGCAACGGCTGGCGGTATGGACCTTGGCGAGACGGCGGATATTGGCTCAAATATCCTGACGCAGTTCGGCCTCTCTGCTGACCAGATGGATCGGGTCGGCGACACACTTACTGCGGCGTTTACCCGTACTAACACCGACCTTCGCGCGCTGGGCGAAACCATGAAATATGCAGGTCCGGTGGCGGGTAAGCTGGGAATATCGCTGGAGCAGGCCGCAGCGATGGCGGGCGTGCTGGCGAATATGGGTATCAGAGGGAGTGATGCCGGGACGGCAATGCGTGCCAGCCTTGCTCGTCTGGCATCACCGCCAAAGGCGGCGGCAGAGGCGCTGAAAGAGCTTGGTGTGGCTGTCTCTGATGCGAACGGCAAAATGCGCCCGATGGAGGATGTGCTGGCCGACCTTTATAAAGCCACCCGCAAATACGGGGAAGTTGACCGGGTATCGTTCTTTAAGGACATAGCCGGAGAAGAGGCCTTCACGTCATTTATGGCCCTCGTTGATGCGGCAGGTGACGGTTCCTTACCTAAACTGAGAAAAGAACTTGAAGGCGCGCGCGGTGAGGCTGAACGCACAGCAAAGGTTATGGCCAACAACCTTGACGGCGATCTGAAATCACTCGACAGTGCATGGGAAGGGTTGCGCATCCGCATTGCAGATCTGATTGACGGTCCGCTGCGTTCTGTCACGCAGTGGCTCACGCGGGTGGTATCAAGGGTGACGGCGCTGGCGCAGGCCCATCCGGTACTGACGCGCCAGCTACTGATAGCAGGCGGTGCGTTGCTGGCAATGACTGCAACGGTTGGCTCGTTGTCGCTGGCTATTGGTGTGCTTGCTGGCCCGCTGGCAAAACTGCGTCTTGGCTTTTCCCTCCTGACCGGTTCAATGAATGCTGTCAGGGTCCTGCCAGCACTATGGGGAATGGTGACGGGTTCCGTCTCTTTACTGGGAGGTGCTATCGGGGCGTTGTTCAGCCCGGTCGGTCTTATCGTAGCTGCGCTTGCCGGAGCTGCCGTTCTCATCTGGAAATACTGGGACCCAATCAGGGCATTTTTTGCCGGGGTGTTCAGCGGGATTATGGAGCGGCTGGCCCCGTTACGCGAAACCTTTGAACGGTTTGGCCCTGTTTTCGAACTGGTTCGTGATGGCGTGATTCAGGTCTTTAACTGGTTTACATCGCTGCTGTCACCGATGGAATCCAGCAAGGAAACGCTGGATAAATGCACCAGTGCTGGCGAGGTATTCGGCAACGTTCTTGGCGGTGCGTTACAGCTTGTCCTGACGCCTGCCAAAATGCTGCTGGATACGCTGGCATGGATACTTGAAAAACTTGGTGTCCTTCCAGATGAAGCGGAAAGGGCGAGAAAGAAAATCGAAGACGCGCAGCGTGCGGCCATTCTTCAGGACAAGGTTGCTTTGCTTCAGGGGGACCTGGCAAAAATCAATCCGCCGAAGTCTGCGGAAACAGGGACCGGAGGCGATAAGCCTAAAGACAATAAGCCGCTCACGGACAACAACACTGGCACGCTACGCAGGCTCAGCAAAATTGCAGATAATACGGGCAAGCTGGTTGATGAGACGAAAAAGCGTATCGGCCCCGGTGATATTGTCTTTAAGAACCTGCCCCGTGCGCTTGCTGTTCGTGGGGAGTGGCAGGAGCGAAAGGTTGCGCAGAGCAACAAGGCTCTTCCTGCAATCAATATCACTCCCGCGCCCCCGGCTCCGTTATCTCCGGCGCTGCCCCCTGTTGTTGCAGCAAGCTCCCGTCCGGTCGTGGAGGCCGCACGTGCGCCAGTTGCGCCCGTTTCCGCATCTTCCCGCAGCCGGGAGGCTGCGACCCCCGGATTTGGTGGTGAAATTCATGTCCATCTGCATAACGTTGTTACGCAGAATCCCCGCGAACTGGCGAAACTGGTCGGCGAAATGGTCAGGGCAGAACTGGAGCGGCGTACCCGTGCCGGGCGTGGCAGTTTTTACGATAAAGATTGAGGAGTCATGGCCATGATGATGATCTACGGCATGTTTGTTTTTGAGCTGCGCACGTTGCCGCATCAGCAGTTACAGCAAAACAAAAGCTGGCGACATGTGAAAAACGAGCGCGTTAACCGTTCCGCAAGCTGGCAGTATATCGGTGCAGGTGATGATCGCATCGTTCTTTCCGGCGTGCTTTATCCTGAGATTACAGGCGGCGAAGTGTCGCTGTCGCTGCTGACCACGCAGGCGTATATGGGGCGCCCGTGGCCTCTGATTGATGGCGTCGGGCAGATTTACGGCATGTATGTTCTGACCGAAACGAGCACGACCCGCTCTGAACTGGATCGCTACGGGAAAGCGAAAAAGATAGAGTTTTCCCTGACCCTTGAACGCTGTGATGAGGATTTGCGGGAACGCCTGCAATCCTCATCGTTCAGCGATATGCTGTCCGGCCTTAAAGATAAGGTAACATCATCCCTTAACAATGCAGTCAGCTCAGTTAAAGGGCTGTTCTGATTTAATGCAAAACCGCTAATGATCAGATTAGCGGTTTTTTGTTTCCTCTGGTCTTCTCAGTTGTCCCGGTTGATTCTCCCACGGGGTGGTAACGATAAATCGTCGATATACCAACGCCGTAAATTATGGCCAGTTGTTTTCTGTCATGGCCGTTTTTAATCAGCCTTGCTATTTGCTCATGTTGCTCTTTTGTCAGTTTCGGACGACGCCCACCAATGCGCCCCTGTGCGCGGGCTGCTGCCAGTCCTGCCCTGGTACGTTCAACTATCAGTTCGCGTTCCATTTCAGCTAAAGCCCCCATGACGTGAAAAAAGAAGCGCCCCATGGGTGTTGATGTGTCAATGCTGTCCGTCAGACTACGAAAATTGACACCTTTTTCCCGTAATTCCTCAATCAGTGTGATCAGGTGTTTCATGCTTCTGCCCAGCCTGTCCAGTTTCCAGACAACGAGCGTATCGCCTTCTGACAGTGTTCTGAGCAGTTTTTTCAATCCCGGTCTGGCTGACTTTGTTCCGCTGATTTTATCTTCAAAAATCAGTTCACATCCTGCGCTATTGAGCGCATTGCGTTGCAAATCCGTGTTCTGGTCATTTGTTGACACGCGTACATAGCCAATCAGCACATTGAATCTCCCGCTCAAAAGCACAAATCATGCCATGTGGGCCAGAAACGACCATTATCAAANCCGGTGGGCTTACTTTTGAATACGACTCAATCCTTGCCTGGATTCGGAATTCTGACTGGGCGAAGATTGGATTTAAAAATGATGCCGATGGTGACACTGATTCATTCATGTGGTTTGAAACGGGAGATAACGGCAATGAATATTTCAAATGGAGAAGCAAACAAAGCACAACAACAAAAGACCTGATGACGCTGAAATGGGATGCGCTAAATATTCTTGTTAATGCCATTGTAAATGGCGAAGTCATATCAAAATCAGCAAACGGCCTTCGTATTGCTTATGGTAATTACGGATTCTTTATTCGTAATGATGGTTCAAACACATACTTCATGTTGACAAACTCCGGTGACAACATGGGGACTTATAACGGATTAAGGCCATTATGGATTAATAACGCTACTGGCGCTGTTTCGATGGGGCGTGGCCTTAATGTTTCAGGGGAGACGCTTTCAGACCGTTTTGCTATTAACAGCAGTAATGGTATGTGGATTCAGATGCGCGATAACAACGCTATCTTTGGGAAAAATATAGTTAACACTGGTAGCGCTCAGGCGTTGCTTCGCCAGAATCACGCTGACCGCAAGTTCATGATAGGTGGACTGGGGAACAAGCAATTTGGCATCTACATGATTAATAACTCAAGGACAGCCAATGGTACTGACGGTCAGGCGTATATGGACAATAACGGGAACTGGCTTTGTGGTTCACAAATTATTCCCGGAAATTATGGAAATTTTGATTCCCGCTATGTGCGTGACGTTCGCATGGGAGCTAACCAGAGCGGAATAAAATGGGGTGGCGAAGGTGGAACACTCCCTGCGGGGTATGTTCTTACAGGTGGTAACTTTGATGACGACTGGGAGTGGCCTGTCTATGCGCCTGTTCAGAAATATATTAATGGTCAGTGGTACAATGTAGGACGTGCTTAATATGCAGCATTTAAAAAATATTAAAGCAGGAAATCCAAAAACTATCGAACAGTATCAACTTACAAAAGAATTTGATGTTGTCTGGTTATGGTCGGAAGAAGGTAAGAACTGGTATGAGGAACAAAAAAACTTCCAGCCAGACACGTTAAAAGTGGCATATAACCAGGAGGGTATTATTTGCTGCATAGAGAAAGACGCATCCCTGATTAATCCAGAGGGAATGAGTGTTATTGAGTTACCCAATATTACGGTAAACCGACGCGCTGATATTTCCGGCAACTGGATGATTAAGGATGGTGCTGTAATTAAAAGAGTCTATACAGAAGATGAATTACAACAGCAGGCTGAATCACAAAAAGCAGCTTTGCTTTCCGAAGCTGAATCAGTCATCCGGCTGCTGGAACGTGCCGTCAGGATGAATCTGGCAACAGATGAGGAACGTACACGGCTGGATGGCTGGGAACGCTACAGCGTTCTGCTCAGCCGCGTGGATACGGCAAATCCTGAATGGCCACAAAAGCCTGAATAAAAAATAAGGCCCGAACGGGCCTTCTCTCATTCTGGTTGTTCGGGGAACGTGACTGGCAGGACGGAGGTATCCGTAGACTCTACTTTCTGCGCGTAGAGCAGCCACTCGGTCAATTTTTGTTTATTCTCAGCAGAAATAATTCCAAGTCGTAGCTGAGAATCCCATAGCTGAGTTTTATCCCTGACGAGTTGTAACAGGTTTTGCTTCTCATTTTCCGCCTGTTGTCTCTGTTCTTCTTCGGTATATTCCCGCTTTATCACTGCGCCATCTTTGAACATCCAGTTACCAGAAATATCGACCCGCCTATTGGCTGTAATATCAGGAACCTCAACAACGCTTAAACCTTCGGGATTAATTGTCGATACATCCTTATCTACAGCCACAATGATTCCATCGGCAGTGTAAGCAAATTTTATTGTATCTTCCTGAAAGTTTTTCTGTTCCTCATACCAGTTTTTATCGTCATCAGAATACAACCAGACAACGCCAAATTGTCGTGTTAATTTATATTGTTCTACGGTTTTGGGGTTTCCTGCTTTAATATTTTTTAAATGCATCATAATTAAATACTTCCCGCATTATACCAGGTGCCATTGATACAATATTGCACTGGCCTTGCCTGTGTTGTATCAATAAGTTCATCTTTGTTTGAGTTAACGGAACCTGTAACAACGTAACCAGATTTATCGCCCCAGCCAGGACCATTCCATGTTTGCGCTGATGATTTTGTACCTAATCGAATACCTGTAATAAATTGTGAATTACATTCCGCTTTAGTATATGCCCCAACATCTGCTGCTGAAGGTTTTCGGGTTGTGGTGTAAAACTCTGACCAGTCAGCCTCGAAGCCATAACCATCACGCGCTGAACGATAATAAATACCACCGTTCTTATAATTTACGCGGAACTGTACAGCAGGGCAGCTACCCGCGTTCATATTGAAGTGGAGGATTAATGTCGATGCGCCACCAATATTTGCGTTATATACCCCGCTATTCCAGTTCCAGCCAACAGCTTTATCATTTCCGACAGTGCTTCCTGTTTGCCCTAAAGCAAAAGCGGCCTGCTGATTTTTCGTGTTGTAGTCACGTCGCCAGCCAGGTAAATACTCTGAACCGTGGTTAATATATATAAATTGCGCATTAGTGGTGCCACCACTGCTAGAGGTACTCGGTGTGGTTATACGAATGGTCATGGCGCCTTTATTGCCCATAACTTCAATAACGCAACCCGCAAGGTGAATAAGTCCACATCCGGTGTCAGTAATAATTTTATTATTGCCGTATGACCATGAGCATTTACACAGCCAGTATGGATGATTGAAGGCCCACTGAGATTCCAGCCATTCAATAAATTGCGCCGTCGTCCAGTTTCCTGCACCTGTGCTAATAGAACCATGAAAAGAGCGGCAAGCACCTATTGTTTGCGTAAATTTATCTTTGTTTGGAATATCTGCGCCGTTCTGGTCTTTCTGCAATGCGCCAGCGGCCTGATTTACCGTTTCCTGCAAACCGAGGTATTCGATAACGGCGGCAACGGTCGCTTTAGCCAGAATATCCCGCCCGACTTTTGTCAGAGTTGCCAGGCTGGCGGTGTCATTCCCTGTAAAATACGGAAACCTGTCTGCCGCAGTAGCAAGCCCAGCCAGCGCCGTCAGGGTGGCGTCTTTCGGCTGCTTGCCCGCAAGCGCGTTGGTCATAGTAGTCGCAAAGTTCGGGTCATTGCCCAATGCCGCAGCCAGCTCGTTCAGCGTATTCAGTGCGTCAGGTGATGAGTCTACAAGTGCGGCAATCGCGGCCATAACGAACGCCGTGTTTGCTATCTGAGTATTGTTAGTACCCTTTGGCGCAGTTGGTGCGGTTGGCGTTCCGGTGAGTGCCGGACTCGACAGCGGCGCTTTCTTGTTCGTTTCATCCATTACCGCCTTAACAGCTTTTGGCGTCGCAGCCAGCGTTTCAGACGGGCTGTTGGTTGCACTACTGAGCTGGACAAGGCCTTTTCGCGCTGTGGTGGCGTCCTGTGCAGTATATTTCCCGTTAGCAAGGTCATAGGCGGCCTTTACCGCTTTCGGCGTTGCCGCCATCATTTCAGACACGCTGTTAGTGGCGCTACTGAGCTGGACAAGGCCTTTTTGCTCTGTGGTGGCATCCTGTGCGGTATATTTCCTGTTAGCAAGGTCATATGCAGCCTTTACCGCTTTCGGCGTTGCGGCCAGTGCTTCAGACGTGCTGTTGGTCGCACTGCTTAACTGAGTAAAGCCTTTTGCGGTCAGCGAGGCATCCGGGTGACGTCGTGACTGTTCATGCTCTTTTAGTTTGTCATCCACGTAATCCACCGTGGCCATCACCATGGTGTTATCCACGGTAAGCGCCACGGTGGCCGTGCTGGATACGGTCAGGATGGTGCGAAATGTTTGCGCACGCCCGGACCCTTCGGCAACGGCTGGCTTGTAACTTTCGGCAGTATTTCCCACCGCGATTAAATCGCCGTGCTCATCAAACACACCAATTTCCCGGATCCAGAATCCGCCCGTTTCTGGAGGAATAACCAGCTCCGCAATAATGCGGTTCTGATGTGTTGCGTCCAGGAAGACGCGATTAACGGTATGTCGCCACACCTCATGCACAAGACGGGTCTGCTTACTGTCTGGCGTGGGTAAAGTACCGCCGCCGTCACCCACGGCCATATGTGTCAGGCGGACGGGTTTGCCATCTGGTGCGGCTGCCTGTGCTAATTTTTTTGCACCCGTATCAGTGATAACGGTTTTAAATTTTCGTGTTGTGGTACTCATGCTTAATCGCCTGGATAAATGGTGATAACTTCACCGTCATAAGTTGCCGCCGCTGCGAAAATATCCCCCGGGATTTCCTGAATGATATTCAGTCCTGTCATGTGGCGGCTGACCGGGCGGGCATCAGCAATCAACCGCTCCATTTCCAGATACATTTCCTCCGTCACACCGCTGTCCAGCGTGCCGACTTCAACGGTAAATGTTCCCGGTTCTCCGCCGAACTCCCACCACTCAGACACGCGAATGAGGTATCCCAGCGGCTCAATGGCCCGGCGCAGTGCGCTGATGGTCCCCTTGTGTCGGTGTATCAGCCACGCATCGCGAATCACCTGGCGCTTTGTTTCCTCCGGCCAGTTGCGGTCCCAGCGGTCAACGGAAAACGCCCAGGCGAGATAAGGCAGCAGATGCACCGGGCATGTGTCCGGCGACCACAGCGTGTTGAGGTCTACCGGAATGTCTGTAATGCGCGTTCCGACGGCTTCGGCACAACGCATGAAATTGCTGGCTGATGGTGGTAACAGTGAATTACTCATTGCGCCCACCTTCGCTGATGGTGAATGACTCACAACGCGCCGCCTGTATGTCGCTGATGGCTATATTCTGGGTGGGTTCGATTATCTCCACGCGTTGCACGCCGTGCACATGAAGTGCGGCAGCAATGGCTGACAGCGCCACGTCCTGACCGATAAGTCCCTGCTCAGACAGCCACTTCCTGAACGACGATTCCGCAGCGGCCAGAATAGGTTCGGATTCCGGGCCGGGGTAAAAGTACAGTTTTGCATTCAGCCGCCATGTCACGATTCTGGCGCTCTGTACGGTCAGGCGGTCTGCCACCGGGCGGGTATCCTCTGCATTCAGAACGGCGCGAACGGTATTAAGCAACGCCTCCGTTGCCGTGCCGTCGCCTTCAGTGGACAGGATGGAAACCGTCACATTTGCCGGAGACGGACTGATAGCCCGCGCATCACGCACCAGACCGCTGGCGCTGCGGGCAAAATACTCGTATGCACCTGACGGGCCAGCAACACTCAGGCCGTCGTACGCCCGCTGCGCCCGCAGTCTCAGCGAGGTGTCGCTCTCCATCACCGCGTCGGTGGTATCCGTTGCCGGAGTGATAACCAGGCGCTTTGTGTTCATATTGCCCGCGAGGTTGTCCAGGTTTGTCCCTGAACCGTGGCTTAACATGCAGGCGCGTGCGCCCTCGTTAACCCGCTGGCGTAACAGCATTTCACGAAACGACATGGTTTGAGCGATAACGTTCAGGGGTTCTGATTCCAGCTCCAGCGCGGCGGAAACGGCTTCACGCTGTTCGGCGGGATAAGCCGCAATCATCATGGCCTTTGTGTCAGCCAGAATTGCCTCAAAATCAGGCTCCGCGATGATGGCGGGTTCCGGTAACTGTGAAAGGTCAACGGCAGGCATGATTTACTCCCTCAGCGTGATGGTTAATTCAACATTCTGCATGGTCTGAATGACAGTACCCGATAGTGTCACCCCGGCGCGGCCTCCCGCCTTCCAGACAACATCAATGGCGCTCAGGGCAATGCGTGGCTCCCATCGTGTCAGTGCAATCACAGCAGCGCTCATGCATTGCAGACGCGTGGTGTTATTCATGGGTTCGTCAATCAAATCAGGGACAAGACTGCCATATTCCCGTCGCATAACCCGGCTTGCCAGCGGGGTGGTCAGGATGTCCCTGACTGACTGTTTCAGGTGCTCCATATCGTTCAGGTTTCCCGTCCCGTCCGGGTTCATTCCTGTGTAGCGGGTTGTCACTGCGGTCCTCCTGTCGAATCGCTGCCACCTTTAACGCCACCGTGTTTATGCGTATGCACAGTGATGCCGTTTGAGGTGAAATTGCCGCCGCTGTGCGTGATATTGCCGCTCATCTTTCCCCCTTTTGTGACGTCAATCTCGGCTGTTTTCAGTAGGTTTGTGCACTCCACGACAGGTGTGTCCAGTTTCACGCTGACGGATGCCTGCAGGGTGGCCGTTTGCACGCCGCTGGCGCTCAGTGCGCCTGCGTCCGCGTCGTAGCAGAACACCGCGCCATCCGGCGCGCTGACCACGATTTCTTTCAGGCTTTTTCCGGGGGCCGGAATGTCATCGCTCCACAGGCTGCCAATTATCATGGCTGTTTCCGGGTTGCCGCCGATGCAGGCAATTGCCACCTGTTCGCCCACTGATGGCGGCAGCCACACATTGAAGGCTCCCGCGCGCGTGGTGTTCCAGCGCAACCAGCCTGTTTCCAGTCCGCCGCTGAGGACCCGCACGCACCAGGATTTCTCATCAATTTCAGAGATGATCCCGGTGCGGATGATATTGCTCAGCAGTCTCATAAGTTCTGCGTTCACTGTACTGCCTCCGCAATCCGGCCCAGCACCGTGTTATAAATCAGGCGCTCATCCGCCTGACTGATACCCAGCAGCTCACGTACCGGATAATTGGTGAAAATACCCGGCGCAACCTGATCGCGTTCACCGAACTGATGAACGCGTGCAATACGTGCGGCCACGCCGCTGTAACCCACTGTCACACCGGAGGCATCCGCGCGGGCTTTCAGGTAACGGGCGGTGCGCAGTTTTACGAACATGGGGACGTGCTTTGTGCTGTCCTGGTTGATACGTCGGGTGCGTATTTCCAGAAAACGGTCGATGTCATCCCGGTAAAACGTGCGGATATTGTTTTTATCCTCATCCCACCCGGTAATGGTTCGCCCGTATTTCCCTGTGTCGTGATGCCAGTTTTTCAGCGTGCGTGTTTCGTTATTCCAGATAAAGCGAATGCGCTCCTGTATCCGGGTTACGCGGCGTCTGCGTGGTGTCCATGCGGTCCCGTCCGGCGCTTTCTGTGACCGGATACGTGCCTGCTGGGCGCGGCGTAAATCCTGTGCCAGCTTTCTGGCGATGTTATTGATGGCCTGCTGATTCAGGCTGTCGCGGATAGCCTCGAAGGTTTCATCCGCGCGGGTGAATGCCTTATCCATCGCTTTCGCCCCACGTCACATCCTGGAATACATGTGACCAGTCGCCTTCGGAAGATGGCAGGCGGGGTTTTGGCTCCGGCAGGTGTTCTGCCTGTGGTGTGCCCTGACTGCTGCGCGTGACGCGAACGCGCTCCCGCAGGGGCAGTGTAAACAGGATGTCGGCGCTGTCATCGTCATTAATAACGGCAGAAAATTTGATGTCCTGATTACGCTCAGGGTTGAGCAACAACTGCGGCTGATTCTCCGACAACCACGCCAGCAGCGGCAGAGTCAGGTCGTCCAGCTCCCCGGCGTAATCCATGACAAACATCACCATCTGATAGCGGTAAGCAAACGAGGGAGTTTCTCCGGTCGTTTCAATGTTGCCGCTCTCCACGAAAATGGTGAATTTCTCCGGGTTGGCGTGACACCATCGACATGAACGGGTCATGGCTTCACGCAGGGAATCAGTTTTCAGCATGGCTGTTGTCCTCGTTGTTCAGTCGTTGCAGTCTGCGCTGCTCCAGTAATTCAATGGCCCGTTTATCCGCGTTACAGGTTTCCAGTGCATCCAGAAGGCGGTCGCCCCATATACCGAGATTTCCCCATGTGGGAGTGTCAGGGAAGGGGGGAGGCGTTACCGGTATGGTCAGCGTCTGCGGTATAAGCCGGACTGACGGCGCTGGCCGTGGCGCGTTCTGCGTGCCTGCGCAACCTGTCAGTAAAACGAGCGTCAGGCAAAGCGTGGGCGCATTCATCTTTTGCAATATCGTTGCGTAGCTGTTCACGTCTGGCCTCTCCGTCCTGATTTCGCTGTTGATTTTCCACGCGGAGTTGCGCCAGCACCTGCTGCATATCCTGTACCCCGGTGCTGATGATATTCAGGGTGTCGACGGTGCTTTTCAGGGCGCTGGCCTGCGCTTCGTTTCTGGCGTTCTCCCGGCCCAGCGACCACGACAGACGCATGGATGTTCCCCATGCGGCAATCAGAAGGAAAGCGACACCCAGCGTGGGCCAGAGCTTCATGCCGGATAGGCTCCGTGTGGTAACTGAAAATGTGGTCCGTCTTTCAGGGTCTTCCAGTCGCCGCCCCATTCCACCGGAATATTCAGTTCCCGGCTGGCCTGTCTGAATGCTGCTGCGATTTTTTCGTACAGCGGCCATTCCCATGACACCTGGCTGCCGATATAAGCCACAACATCCACGGCATGCCCCGTAAGGTGGCGGCTGTTCATGGTCTGGCTCTTACCCGTGGCCACCAGTTGCTTCTGGCGGTAACGGCTGCGCAACCCTTCGGTGATACCAAAATCCACTTCCGAGATTTCCAGTGCCCGTCGGGTCACTTTCACCAGATCAGGATTTACGCCCTGCAAATTCTTTTCGCTCCGGCTGCTGAATTTAAATGTGTTGCTCATTCGTCCTTCTCCTTCACCCTGCGATTAAAGGCCGCAATAACCTTGTCGCGTGCTTTTTCTGCCCCCATAAAACCGATTGATGCGCCGATAAACGTCACGGCATCTTCAGGAAAACCGAAGAAGCGCAACGACCCGGCCACGGCCATGGCAAGAACGCCGCACGCCAGCGATCCCGTTACGGTCTGAACCAGTGTTCGTCCGTCATAAAGACTCATCAGCGCGGAAATGCTGACCGCCGCGCCTACTGCATACACCGTTGGCAGGTGGTCAAGGAGCCACGCAATAACCTGCTCTGTGATCCCTGTTTGAATGGTGCTCACCGCTACTCTCCCCACAACTGAATCATTTCTCGTTTCTTCTTCTCCGGCTCCGGCATCTCCACTTCCTGCCCGGCGTTCAGAAATACCTGCTGACAGAGTCCTGGGTTGGCATCCAGCACCTTTTCGGTGACGCCCTGCGTCATGCCGTAGTAGCGGAAACAGAGCGAATCCACGGTGTCGCCTGCCAGTGCCTTCACTTTCATCAGCACAGCTCCGCAAACATTCGTGGTCTTCCCAGAATGTCAGAGATGGCCCAGCTCACATCGCGCCACAGGTCCGCAGCCTGTGCGTCCAGTGCATCTGCCCGGCGCTCGCCCTTATCCGTTGTGTCCGCATCGCGGTAACGCTCCAGAATCAGGGCACGGGTGGCGGTATAAACCGCATTGCGCCAGTGCCAGAGATTGACGCTTTCTCCGTTAATTAATGGCGCCGGGACATCGGCCAGTGTTTCGTGTCCGGCTGCCTGCTGTTCCTGCTGCCACGCTTCCAGCTCACGGGTAACGTGGGCCACCGCCCCGGTGGCGGTATGCAGCAGGCGGGAGGTGGTCACGCGGCCCGGCAGTCGTACCGCCAGACGCAGCTCACGCAGCACAATATCCGGCCAGAATGCCCCCGCAGAAATACGGGTATCGCCATCATCGGTATCAGTGATGTCATCCTCTGCGGGGCGGGTTTCGGTTCTGGCAACCATACTCATGGGGTTCACTCCTGAAAAAATCGGGCGGTGGGTGCGTGGTGTAAACGGTCACGGAGTCAAACCGGAACACCGCGCACGCCGCCCGCTGACGGGGTCAGTCGTTAACCGCGCTTCGCCTTCTGCGTCGCGGTGGTTTTTCGTGTTGCAGGCTTCCGCGTTGTCTTTTTACTTTTGCTGCTTTCGTCCTGCGCCTGCTGTGCGCTGGCAACTGGTGCGGCTGCGGAATCGGCTTTTTTCAGGGCGCGGGAAAGGGTTGCAATCTCGCGTTTCACACCTGCGTTCGGGTTCAGGTGCATCGCTTCGCGCAGCAGCTTCAGTGATGAGGCCATGCTGTCCGCATCGCTCAGGCCACGGCGGGCAAAGGCGCACGCCTTGCATAATTTGGCGCGCACTTCGTCCGGCATATCCTGGTTGGCGACAATTTCCCAAAGTGTGTCCAGTGGTTCGATAAAGGTGGACAAATCCGCGTCGGCATCCGTCCCGGCCTGCGTCAATACCGGGTTGCAGATTTCTTCGGTCAGCACTGTGGCAGCAGTACGGCCAAAGTTATCCGGCATGATGAGGTTGTGACGGACCACATACGCACCAATACGCAGCGCAAGCGGAAGATCGCCGCAGTCAATCGCCCACACCATCAGCGTGGCAATCACTTCATCCTGCTGCCCGCCGTCAGCCTCCAGCGTTCCCTCAATCCAGCCGGAAAAGTCCGGTAACAACTCTTTTTTGATGGCGGCTTTCGCGCTTCTGGCCTGTACGCCCTTAAGCCGGGCCTGTGCCAGACGCAGACGATACAGCACCTCTTCATGCGCGGTACGCGCGGCGTGGTCCACGCCTTCATTCGCCCGGCCTGCGCGCTGTGCCATCACGTTCTGCCAGTGTTGCTGTGCAGGAGTAATCATTTTTTCTCTCCGTTACAGGCGGGCATGATGCCCGCCGTGAGTTGATTAGCTGTCGGCGAACTTCAGGCCAGTGACCATCGCGCACTTGCCATAGTCTTCAACGACATAAGCGTCATTGATGGACTGGTAGGTGGCGATGCGGTTGTATTCCGGTTCGTCTTTCATCAGACGACGCATTGAACCTTTCTGCCAGTAAATCGACAGGTTGTTGAACGAGGTGATCAGCATCGTTGAATCCGGGAAGAACGGCGCAAGGAACACGCCCAGCCCGCCAATGGTGCGCGATGACAGAATGAGCTGCCCGGCAAGTAATTCCGCATTGGGATTCTGGCCGCTGATACTGTTCAGTACGGGCAGACGCAGCGAGTTAAACAGGTTGCGCCCCATAATCACCACAAGGTCGTCAGCTTCCTTGTGCCATTCATCCAGCAGGGATGAGCGTGCGTCCTGTACCAGTGCATCAGCGTTCGCATACTTACCCGCGTGCGCCACGGTGTTGTCCATGTTGCGGGAGGTCAGCGTCACGTCATTCATAACGCGCTCGCTGGCGTCGGTTCTGATGTGCTCCAGCCAGCCCACGTTAACGTCCTGAAGCAGCTGGTTGGTGCTGAAGTTGGACTCATCCGCGTGAGACGTGCCGTTGAAACCGATCATGATGCGGTCAAGTGCCACCTGCCGGGCAATCTGTGCGCTGATGCGGGACTGAAAATCAGTGTGTGCCGCCCAGGCATCAAGCTGCGGATATGAAATAAACGTGTCGTAGTTCACCTGTTCGCACTGGTATTTGCGGTTTTTCAGATCAACCACGTTATTCGGGTTACGGCGTTTTGTGCCGTCATAACTGGTATTCGTGCGTGCAATTGGCCCGGTGGTGTCCAGGAGGATTTTTTCGCCTTTCTGGTCGGTCACTCCGATCACGTTAATTCTTTTTGTAAATTCGGTGCTTTCCTTTGAGGCGTTTTCAAAACGCTGCTGCACCGAGGGGTCTACGGTAAATCGCGATACCAGTGCGGAAACCGGGATATTATTAAGCGACGCCTGCTGCGCCATATAGCAACCCAGCTTGTTGCGGGTAATATCTGACATCACCAGATTCATAAAAAATTTGCTCCTTTGTCTTATCAGAAGTCAGCCAGCTGGTCGGAGGCTGCGCCCGTTGCGGTGAACCGGTTCTGCGGATCGCCGTCCTGCGTGCGCAGTTTTTCCTTCAGTGCTGCCAGCTCTGTGGTCAGTAAAGTGATTTTCTGGCTGTCCTGCTGATGGCGGGTTTCCAGCACATTAAAACGGTCGATAATGTCGGCCTGTGACGTTGCGACACCTTCCACCGCTTCCTGAATACGGGAGAAACTGGCGTCATCCGCTTTGCGGCCACGGCCAATAATCCCCATAACGCGGTTAAACCACTGGGTACCTTCTTCCTGACGTTGTTCGGTGAGTTCGATAAGTTCTGACTCCATAGCGGCGGTAAACATCGCCACGTCTCCCTGCTGACAGTTGAATGTCATCAGTTGCATACGTTGTTGTGCCGCAAAGGCCAGACGTTCCGTGCCCAGGCTGGCGGGGGTGTCGGTCATTGCCAGCCCGCGCAGGTAAGGGCCTCCCGTGATGGTTGACTGTGGCTCCAGCTCAATACTGGAGTAAATTTTTTTACCATCGTTAAGCAGGGACATCATGCGAGCGGTCGGCTCAATTTCGGCATACAGTGCCGTGCGACCTGCCAGCGGGCCATCGGTTATGTCTTCGGTGCTCAACCCCACAACATCGCCCATAGCGGAAAACTCGCTACCGGGGAGTGGTGACAGGATGTGCTCAATATTCACACGTGCACCATAAACGGACGGGTTATAACTGGTGGCGGCAGCTTTCAGCATGTCGCCGTTGATTTCGCGCCCGTCTGCCGTTACACCGGAGACAGCCACGCGAAACTTTTTGCGGGTTGTTGATTTTTCATTAGCCATAGTTTTTGCCCCTCTGACTGGTCCTTCAGTCATGATGGCAAAGCGTAACAGGCTGATACAAAGGGCTTTTGTTGTAAGAAAACGGCCAGAACAGGGGGTTAAGGAGAACGGTTTCGCGCGCGGGTAATCTTCCTGTAATTACTCAGGGGGAGCAATGATTCAGGACGCTTTTGTGCGCCAGCGTGCGCGACAACTTTACTGGCAGGGTTACCCGCCCGCAGAAATATCACGTCTGATGGGAATAAACCCGAACACGATTTATGCGTGGAAAAAACGCGACCAGTGGGATGAAACGCCACCCGTGCAGCGTGTCACGCAGTCCATCGATGCGCGCCTTATCCAGCTTACTGAAAAACAGAATAAAACAGGTGGTGACTTCAAGGAAATAGACCTGCTGACCCGGCAGCTTAAAAAACTGCATGATGGCCAGCCGGATGCGAAGGCCACAGGAAAGAAAGGCCGGGCGAAAAAACTTAAAAATCATTTCACGCCGGAACAGATTGCCGCACTGCGGGAAAAAATTACCAGCAGGCTGGCCGGACATCAGCGCAAATGGTTTGAGGCTATCGGTGCCTGTGAGCGTGCCGGAGTTACTGACAGGATGATTCTGAAATCCCGACAGATTGGGGCGACCTGGTATTTTGCACAGGAAGCACTGCTGATGGCGTTACGTGACGATGTGGCACAACCTTACCAGCGTAACCAGATTTTTTTGTCAGCGTCGCGTCGTCAGGCGTTCCAGTTTAAAAACATCATTCAGAAGGCTGCATCTGAAGTTGATGTGGAGCTGAAAGGGGGCGATAAAATTATCCTCTCCAACGGCGCAGAGATGCATTTTCTCGGCACTTCTGCGGCCACCGCGCAATCGTACACGGGGAATCTGTATTTTGATGAGTTTTTCTGGACGGGGCGTTTCACAGAGCTGCGCAAGGTGGCCGCTGCTATGGCAACGCTGGATGGTTTGCGGTGTACCTATTTTTCCACGCCATCAAGTGAAACACATGAGGCGTATGCATACTGGAATGGTGATCGCTGGAATGAAGGGCTTCGTGCTCATAAACGTCAGCATTTTGATGTGAGCTGGAATGCACTTCATAACGGCCTTATCTGCCCTGACTACATCTGGCGGCAAATTGTGACGCTGGAAGATGTGGTCAATCAGGGATGGACGTTAACCAGCATTGACAAAATCCGACGCAATAACACTGAAGACGAGTTCCGCAATCTCTATATGTGTGAATTTGTTCGCGAAGGGGAATCGGCATTTAACCTGAATATCCTGATTGGCTGCGGTGTTGACGGATACGACGACTGGAAAGACTGGAAACCTTTTGCTCCCCGCCCGATGGGGAATCGCCCGGTATGGATTGGGTATGACGCAAACGGCAGCAGTGGCAACGGCGACAGCGGCGCTGTGTCCGTGGTGGTTCCTCCGGCTGTTCCTGGTGGCCGTTTTCGAACGGTGGAGACGCGACGCGTTCAGGGGCTGGAATTTGAAGAACAGGCCAGAGTCATTGAAGAGTTCACGTATCGCTACAACGTGGAACACATCGGCATTGATGTGACGGGCGGGAACGGGGAGGCTGTTTATCAGATAGTGAAACGGTTTTTCCCTGCGGCTATCCCGTACACCTTCACGCTGTCATCAAAACGGTCGCTGGTACTGAAAATGCTGCAAATAATGCGTGCCGGACGGTGGGAATACGATCGCGCTGAACGTGAGCTGGTTGCGGCCTTTAACGCCGTGCGTAAGGTAAAAACGGCGGGTGGTTTCATTACTTACGAAACGGACCGTGCTAGGGGGATCAGCCACGGCGACCTTGCGTGGGCAACCATGCTTGCAGTCATTAACGAACCGATTGGCGGCGAAGGAGAAAACGAGCGTTTCACGGTTATGGAGTTCTGATGAGCAGAAAAAATAAAAAAGTGCGCATGAGTTCACGCATTGATCTCGCTGATGTGCTCAGGAAAGAATCGTCGCTCAGTGCATTCACATTTGATGGTCCTTATCGCCTGACTGGGCATGACCTGCTGGACAATATGTACTGTGCTGATAACGGGCGGTGGTATGAAACCCCGGTGGACTGGTACGGTCTGGCAAGAGCTGCCCGGCAAACGTCCTGGCATCAGTCTGCGCTTTACTTTAAGCGCAATGTATTACTCGGTTGCTACATCCCGCACCCGTTGCTTTCCCGGCAGGATTTCTCGGCGCTGGCGCTGGACTGGTTTGTGTTCGGTAACGCATTCCTTGAGCTTCGAAGCAATATGCTCGGCGAACCGCTTAAATTACGGCACGCCCTGGCGAAATACATGCGACGCGGAAGCGATCTTGAATCATGGTGGTATGTGCAGGATGGTAAGGACGCGTTTCAGTTTCGCCCTGGTAAAGTGTGCCACCTGATGAATCCTGACATTAACCAGGAAATCTACGGCATGCCGGAATATCTCGGCGCATTACTCTCGGCCAGCCTGTCTCATTCGGCGGACATGTTCAGAAAACTGTATTACGACAACGGATCCCACGCCGGGTGCATCATCTACATCGGTGCAGCGCAGGTAAACCGCGAAAGCATGGACTCCCTGAAAGAAACGCTACAGGGTGCACGTGGTGGTGGTGCGTTTAAAAACGTGCTCATTCATGCGCCCAACGGGGGCAAAGAGGGGGTGCAAATTTTGCCGTTCCAGCAGATCACCGCAAAGGATGAGTTCATGAATGTTAAGGCGGCATCCCGTGATGATGTGCTGGCTGCGCACCGCGTTCCGCCGCAACTGATGGGGGCGATGCCGGGTGAAAAAAGTGCGTTTGGTGATGTGGAGAAGGCCGCGCGGGTTTACGCAATTAACGAGCTGATGCCCGTCATGGAGGCCATGAAGCACATCAATGACTGGCTGGGCGAAGAGGTGATCCGCTTTAACCCTTACGCACTGTTAGACACCCAGCCCACAGCCTGACGCGCTTCGCTTGTCTGCTGCTTCGCCGGGGCATAAAAAATTTATGCCCCGACTCTCCAGCTCCTGTATCAGTCAGATAATTTCACGACGCCTTCCAGTTTATCGCCACCATCGACGGTCAGACTCTTACGCAATCCCACCGCGTTGACTGTATGTTCTCGCCGCCTCAGTGCGATTTTGACGGCCTTACCTTTCAACCCATCAAATCAAAAACCCTTACGTCTTTTTCACGCTCAGCGTGAGAAATACAGCCATTCTGTTGTGTCGCTGCGACATCGCTCGGGGAATGCTATTTACCCCCTGAAACGCGGGCTGTTCCCCCGTCACCTGCGCGCAGAAAAAACGCGTTTTTTTGTGCACGCACGGATCCTTGACGGATCCAGCCACCACGCGGGCCGGAAGGGTAAAAAGTCGTTCAAAAAAATTGTGCAAATTTGTGCACTATTGTGCATTGAAATAAACGCCCTGGAGGAGGGCGTTTTGCTCATCTATTTATAGCCTTGCCCCTTACTGGCCAGCGCCCTGATGTTGTGTTATTCGGGAAATAACGCCCGGATATTTCCGGCTATCTGACTGGTTATCTGTGCGGTGGGCGCTGGCTGTAACATGTGGCGTTCTGCCCTGGTTTGTGTCACTGATAACGCCTCATCATCAGCCCATGCAGACAGTCGGTAAGCCTCTGCCGGATTCATTTTCAGAAGTGCCAGCCCGGCCAGAAAAGCCACGCGTTGGCCGCTTTTGCGGGCTTCTGGTGTAAGGCTGTCCAGCCAGTCGCATGCTTTGCCTTCGTTCTTGACGGCGGCTGGCTTCAGATAGAAACTTATTCTTCTGGTTAATGTCGCCATGGAGGGTTACTCCTTATCCATAGCGTACAGACCGTTAACCAGAGCAAACTGTGGCACCCCGTCTGTGATGAAATTCGCATTGACTCCATAGACTTCATGGACTGCGGGTGCCACAATCTCCGCTCCTCCACCGACAACCAGCACCCGCCCGTAACCCGAAAAGCCCGCGAGTGCGCGGATCACGCGTTGTTTTAGTGTCTCCTCCTTTTCACGAATAACTGCCATCAGGCTGTTGTAATGCGCGTCATTGTGGATGTGCCGGCGCAGCCAGGCTTCATCGTGACGATGTTCAATAACGGTACTGGCGACGTGGTGACTGGTACGCATGCCGTTGGCGGCCATCACCGACAACACGGCATCGGTCATCAGGGAAACGCCCACATGTGGATCGCAAAATACCTGGCTGATGCCTGCCAGTTGCCCCTGAACCTTTGCCACATCCAGCGTTGTTCCGCCTAAATCCACAATCAGCAGAGATTCAAACGGACTCATGTCAGCCAGTGCCTTAAAGCCAGCCGGAATGGATTCAGGCATAACCCGCACGTTGCGGATAGTGAATGCTTCACCGTTCTGGTACTCCACAGGGCGCAGGACATTCGCTTTTTTGCGGTTGATGTTGGCCATGTCCGGCTGTGCGTTTGTATCGAAATACTCGCTCAGTGGCAGAGTGACAACCACGTCCACTTCCTGTGGTGTGATACCTGATTTGACCAGCGCGTGATGAATGGCAATGACATTCACATCGCTGTACTGGTATTGCGTGTCGGTCGTCTGGACAAAGCGATCGCTGACCGGATCAAAACCATAGCGCACGCCATCAAGCATGTAGTTCGCGGGCTGCGTGCCACCGAACGGCGCAGACCATTCCGACTTGAAGCTGTTCGGGCTGATGGCGTTGCGGCGTTCGCCGTTCTCAGTCCATGCCAGCTTGATGTTGGTGGAGCCGTCGTCGATGCAAATTTTCATGTCGATTTTCCTTATGTTGATTAATTAATCGTTTACGGGATTCTGAAATCCCGCTTTTGCCTGTTTTGTGCGCGTTTCATATATCGCGGCGTGTTTTTCGCTCATTTACGGGATTTGTGAATCCCGTTTCTGTCTGTTTTTTGTTTTCGCTGGTCAGGCCACCGCAGCAGGTCTGCTTTGCGGCGGGCGCGTTCAGTGGTTTCACTGATTCTCTGTGCGTGCTCTGCGTCACGGATGGTGCGCAGCATGTCAGAAAGTACGGTAACGGGTGTTTTCATGGTGTTCTGGTCCTGCTGAATTGTGGATGCCAGGCGTGCGGCGGCTTCTGGGTCTGATGCCCCGAGCTGTTTCAGATAGCTGGAAACCGGGTTATGGCGGATTTCCGTGCTGTTTACGCCGTGATTACGGCTCAGGCGCTGCCAGAGTTGTGTGATTCGGCTGTCCGGTCGGGTATCCGGTTTACGTACAATTTCAAATCCCTGCGGTGCAATGATGCTGCCGTCAACGTACAGACTGCCGCCCCGTAACAGGTGCTGCATCTGTTGTTCACCGATATGCAGGCCGAGAGATTCGGCAGACTCCCGCCATTCTTTAGCGAGTAACTCGTGGTTATCAGGCAAAGGCCGCGGCTGTTTGCGGCTCTGTGTCCAGTTCTGCATTTCATCACTGTTGTTTTTTGCCTGTTTGTCACGCAGCGAACGCATCAGCGCCCGGCTTTCGTGCCGTTTCAGTGAGCGCATCCATTCATCCACATCAACGCCGTCAGGAAGCTGCGGCCACGGTGCTGGCCGTTCTTCCGGCTGTTCTGTCCCGTTGTTGTCCGTTTCCTGTACACGGGGACAGTTATTGCCACGAGTCCAAGGGGCGGCAGGGCCGCCCTGAAGGTCAAAACCATTTTCGCGGGCGCTGTCTTCCGCTTCCGGTTTACGTCTTACCAGCTTCCAGTTATCCGGGTGCGTGCACACGCGGGAAGACTCCCCGATTTGTGGCGACCAGATCCCGTAAATCTGTACGCTTTGCTCGCCGTAATCGTTCAGCTCTTCTGCGAGGTCGTAGGCGGTGCGAATCAGGTAATCCTTGCGTGGAACAAGTACGCCACCCTGTTTCTCAATGTAGGTGGCAAAACACCCGGCATCAGCGGCAGCGAGTACCGCATCCATTGCGTCATTTTCCAGACGTTGTGGACCTTCCGGGTTGCGGGCCATCTGACTGGCAAGGCGGCGGAGTTCACGCCATACTTGACGGGAGGGGATACCAAAGAACTGGAACTGGCGGACGCGGTGAAGGCGCGCCCAGCCGATGGCGCGTTCCACGCTCTCGGCCATTGATTTTCCGGTTTCGTGATCAACGCGTGGCTTGCCTGTTTTCGGGTCAATGCCATCCACGGCGCGGCTGTCCAGGTTCTTTCCGATGTAGGTGGCGATGTAGCTGGTCGGCGTACCTTTCGAACCGTCGACGTACTCTGCCTTAAAGCGCGGAGTTATGTCATTGCCCAGCTCGTGGCGGTCTTCGCGAATGGCAATATCACGGGTGATGTCCACGATGCTGTCGATTTCTTCAGGATGTGCAAAGACCATCATGTGCCAGTGCACGGTGCCGTCATGGTGTGGCTCCACCGTGCGGATGCCATACCAGCGCAGGCCGTCGCGATTCAGTTTTTTGCGGACCGCCTTAAAAAAAGTGTTAACCAGGTAATCACTGGAATCGCGCATGGTGGCGCCGTTCCATTTGGGATTCGGATGACCGTTCTCTGTTGTAGCGTGGTATTTTGACGGGCAGGTGACAGTCAGAAACACCGCTCTGTCGCCACGGGCTTCGGCCAGAAGTTCCAGTCCCTTCATGGTGGCCATCATTTCTGCCTTACGGTGGACCGGGTTACTTACTCCCGCGTAATACACTGTCTCGAGATCAATCGTGAACCCGTCTTCATTTTCCAGCATGAAACTTTTCAGGAAATCGCGTGTTTTCTCGCGCTGTGCGCGAAATTCACTTAATGCGTCCTGACTCAGATAGGGTGATGTTTTTCTGGAAACCAGACAGGCAGCGCGGAGTTGTTCCTCTCTCCATTCGCAACGTAAAAGCCACAGTTTGCGTTTCCACCAGTCCGCACAGGTCAGGCGGAGGATTGCACCCGGCAGCAGTTCCGTGTCCGGTTCGTTCTTCCGGTCTTTGTCTGTTGTCAGTGCGTCATAATGCGGCGGCACTGTGTGCAGATGTAACGCCATGCGGGCCAGCATCTGATACGCCTTCAGCGTTATATCCATGGTCAGCTCGCCGTCGGTCGCGCCACAGCCATCGCAGAGTTTTTCGAAGGTGCTGCTGAACATTGCCGCCGTCATGACGGCCAGCGTCTGTATCTGGTGCTTGTTGAGCTGTGGCAGGTACAGCAAATCGTCCAGACGTTCACGTCCGGCAAGGGAGCGATAACCCGGAGTCAGCCAGCGACGGTCGGTGCGGGCCAGGCGTTCGAATATTTTGCGCAGGGTTCCGCTCGCATAGCGTTCCGCCTGCTGGTTCTTTTTGCCTTTCTGGTGGCCAGATTCCTGTTTTTTGCGCAGGAAAGAGAGATGGCGGATAAGCGGATCACGCAGATAGGACGGCAGCAGACGCAGCGAGGCCATGGCTTCATCCACCGCACCGCGTGCCTGCTTTCTGGCTTCTCTTGCCAGTGTGATGACTTTGTCCTGTTTTTCCTGTGCGTCCAGGCTTTTATTAATCAGATTGCCCAGTGGTGCAGCGGAGAACGCCGCATCAGCCATTTCCTGGCGGCGCTCGTTCTCTGCCCGGTAGGCATCCAGCCAGGAAGAAAGAAGGGAGGGGCGGACAGGCTCCCCCGTTCCCTCGCGACCGACTGCATGGCGTGGTTGTTGCCAGTCTCTGATGTACTCCGTTGCCACGCCGACTACTCCGCCTTTCCGCTCAGTGCATTGTGGCAGACGGTAGCCAGCCGCTGGATTTCCTGCATGGTGCTCTCTGTGCTGGCATAACGGTGTGTTATGCGAATGCTGTCAGCAATTACATCAGCAATCAGAGATGAAGTTCGCTGGTAAATACCCAGTACGGAAGGCGTGCCGCTTTCGATGCGGGAAAGTGTGTAATCCTCCTGGCAGCTACCAACCATGTAGCGCCCGTCAATAACAATCTGGCCGTCCGGGAGCTGCTGTTCCGGCAGTGATTTCAGATACATTGCATAGCGGTCGAGAACGCGAATACCAAAATCGCGCTCGGTTTTCAGCAGGTAATCAAAAAAGTCTTCGGCGAGAATCATTGCGGCAATCCTCTTGTTGCAGATGTGCGAAGGCCTCTTGCCGCAAGGTGCAGGAAAGGCCCGGAACAGGAATTAACGGAGTTTGTTTTGCTGCCGGATGAGCTGCTGAAGCCCGACGTGGTTTCCGGCAGTTGGAGGTGCTCATGCTCTGATTTCTCTCAGTAGCTGGTTGAACATCTGGGTTAGAGGGTTGCTACACCCAAACGGCATCGGGTTTACCTGATAAGAAAAGCGACCGCCTGTTTTGCGCTCTTTTCTTATGACTGAACCGCTGCGCCAGAGACGGCGTAGCTCCGCATTAATGGTTGTGGTTGGTGTATTCAGTGCTGCGGCGATTTCTCCACCGCTACAACCCGGATTGGCAGCGATGTAGTCCAGAATGGTCATCTGCGTGACTCCTGTACCTGTCTGATAAGATTCACCTGCACCACGTTGGTGGCGCAGAAGTAAGTACCGTCAGTGAGATAGATGTGATGTGCATCCTTTTCTGAACGGTGTTTGTCGATTGTGGTAATCAGGCGTTCGTCAACTTCGTATTCACGTCCTCTGGAGGTGAAACGAACGACAGGAAAATGCTTAATTGCCATTACGCCTCCTTGGCGTGTGCGAATACCTCCGCGAATGCGGATTGTTTTCACATTTTCTTATTTAACCTGGAGTCTTATTTGCGCGGTTATTCTTCAGTGAAAAAGCGTTCAATCTTTTTTACTGAATTAATAATTCGCATAATCCCAATAGCGCAGGCCACCGAAATAATCAGAACAAGCCATGAGATAAATATACTCATGCAATATTTCCCAGTTTATATGGCTCAATATGGTCCCCGTTTTCTGCGGCGCAGACGAGTACGGAAAGCTCGTCGAGCGCGTCCGGGTCGTCAACGTAAAAAGCCGTGTCGTATATACTCTTGATAGCTCTGGTCAATGACTCTCGGGCTGCGCGTTCAGCATGAGCGCCTGATGCGTTTAAGCGAAAATGAAAGCGCTCAAGTGCTTTATTGACGAGAGTTTTATATTCTTTATCCATCGCAACGCCCTTTAATCTGCCTTCTGAATTTCAGCTTCTGAATCCATGCAGATAATTTCGAGATAGGGTTTATCGCTATTAACCTGACGTGCTTTTTCAGCTTCTCTAATAATTTCGCATACGGGTTGATATGGAATCTCTACGGTCAGGCGTGTGCCGTTCAGATAAATGTAAGTGGCCGTGCTTTTATCTACCGGAACCACTCCATCAATAGCTGATGCGCGCAACAACAGCTCACCGCGAAAATCAATAAAGCGGATAAATACACCCTGAGCATGGTCTTTGGTCATAAAGCACCTGTTATAAATCAGCCTGTTTAATGAAATTCTGTCCACGCAGCAGACGATCAACCGTGCGCAGAGCTTCGTACAACGTGAAATCCTGTCCAAACTGATTGTCGCCGTTGCTCAGAGCAAAAATGCGGTTTCCGGTAAATGGGTTGCGTTGGCATCTGTGAACCACGATTCCAGCTTTCTCAATCAGCCAGGTGTGTTCACCAATTTGTTTTACGGGATGGCCATCAGGTGTAGCGTGTGTTTCGCTCAGGCTGTAGCGAGTGTTGCTACGTGATGTACTGATAGCGAAACGGTTAGCGTGGCGTTCTACGCCATTACGAAATTTGGAGTATGGAATATTAGTGTTTTTTTTCATGATGATGCTCTGTTCATTGTTTTAGCTGTTAGCCAAAGCGTCTTTTAACATCGCCACAAGGTTTACTTCAGGCTTTTCCATTTTGGCGCGTTTGGGTCGGATAATAATTCGACCGTCAGCCAACATCTTTTTGCATGTATTAAGAGGGATACCTGTTATCTCTGCATATTTCTGCAGGGATACATAGGGGGCATTCACATTGATATTGATGGTTATACCTGACATCCCATTAGCCTCCTGATCAGGAAGATTTGTTTTGTTCTTTCTGGGTTAGCTCTAGGCCGCGAAGGAAGATCATGCGCGCCATGTTAGAGGATGAGCGTTGTTCTTTAGCTGCCATTTCATCAATGACGGCTCGCTCCTCGAGGGACAGCCGAAGTGCCAGTCTTGGACCTGTGGCGGTGTTACGCGGAATGCGTGATCTGGTATCGTGAAGAACTTGTTTCATAGTGATATATTGTGATCATCTAATAGCTCGTGAAATCATTTTGGTATCAAAAAAGATACCTGTCAAGGTTTTTGTATGAAAAATGATATTGGTCAGAGGTTGCGTGAGGAAAGGGAAAGATTGGGACTTAGTCAAGTTGCTATGAGCGACATTGGTGGAGTCAAAAAGCTAACTCAGCTTAGATATGAGAAAGGAGATAGCTTTCCTGATGCTGCGTATTTGGCAGCGCTGTCTCGTTTTGGCCTTGATGTTCAGTATGTTGTGTTGGGAATTCACTCACCTGAAACTTATAACGATGATGAGCAGGAGTTGATTACTCGCTTTCGAGCAGCTTCGTTAGATGTGAAAAACGCGGTGATCGGGGCTTTAAAAGGTGCGGCCAGTGAAAAGGAAACTCAGCCATCAGGACGTGAGTTAAATATTTCTGGCGGTAATAACCGTATCGCTGGGCGTGACTATAACGAAACTAAGGGTAGGTGATAGTAGGGAGGTGACATGGCCGTCAACTCAAACGGTTCAAACAATCGCGTTGCTGGGCGTGATTTTCACGAAAAGAATATTCAGATAGGGCGATATGATGGTTCTCATACCGTCAATATCGCAATCCCTTCGAATAATGATGATGACGATCGCCCTTTGCTTAAGGCTCAGCGTAAGGAGCTAAATAGCTTGGTTGCTGCTATTGCAGAAGCTAGCAATACTGAAGCGTTTATTATTTGGCAAAAAGTACATGCGGAGATTGGTGTAGCTGGTATTGATGATATGACAGTAAATCAATATAAAACAGCGGAGAGTTTTCTGCATGCAATGCTTGAGCGATGTAAAGATCATGATGCCTGTAAGGCTCTTGTAAGTTTATTACTACGTAACAGTGAAGACTGTGGACTTCGACAAAAACTTCTGCGGTATTGCCATATCAATTTCGGTACAGGACGTTTAAACGATCTTACTCGTTCTCAGTTGCAGTCTGCATTGTCGTGGTTAGAGCAACAATCGGTATCAAGCAACACAGAGAATTCGACCTTACCAGAAGTCCGACTTCGTGCTTCAGAATTAATCCGACTTTATCCAAAAGAAATAATATTCTTTATCTGCGTAGGGGGGGTGGTAGGTGGTGCCATTTCTAGGATGTTTTTTAATTTGTAATCTTACTTGAGCTAAATTGAGGTAATGGTATGAAAGTAAAAAATGTTCAACTATTAGTTACTTTTTTATCTATGTTTTCTTTTTCTGCCGTCGCAATGCCTTTTAAAAATATTGAACGTGAGAGTTTCAATGGGGTATGGCCATTTAATACTGATGAGGTTCAGTTACAGTGTCTAGATGGTAATCCTTATGTGATGAATTTTGACGATAATAAGTTATATGCGCTTACAGGTTTGGCTCGAATAAAAGGTAAAACATTTGGTGCGTTACCGTTAGATAACAATAATCCATTTTGGCTGGATAATGATGCCGCCCCAGGGTTAAAAAAGAATCTGGGAGATGTCACTAAGGCTGCATTTGATTTATGTGATAAGTAACTAAAATGTCGGTTCGTAAGATTCCATCAGGTAAATGGCTTTGCGAATGTTATCCTTACGGGGCATCGGGAAAACGTATTCGTAAACAGTTTGCGACAAAAAGTGAGGCGCTCTCTTATGAGCGCCGTTTAATGAATAGTAGAGTTGGAGACGAGTTTCAAGATGGTTCTGGTCCTCGTCTTTCTGAGTTGGTTGCTCGTTGGTTTGAGATGTACGGTAAAACCTTGTCCTCTGGTGCAGAGCGCAAAGTCAAACTTGAGTCTATTTGTTCCAGGCTGGGAGATCCATTTGCTTCTCAGTTTGACAAAAATATGTTTGCTACTTATCGGGAAAGGAGGTTATCAGGAGAATGGAATCCCAAGGGGAAGAAAAAACTTAGTGAAGCAACCGTTAATCGCGAGCAGTCATATCTACATGCTGTTTTTGCCGAACTGAAGCGCCTTGGGGAGTGGTCTGGTGAAAACCCCCTGACTGGCATTCGCAAGTTTCGTGAGGAAGAAAAGGAATTGGCGTTTCTGTATGTAGATGAGATTGAACGCCTTCTGATTGCGTGTGATGAGTCACGGAATAAAGATTTGGGGGTTGTTGTCCGTATTGGGCTTGCGACTGGTGCTCGGTGGAGTGAAGCTGAAGGATTAAAGCAATCTCAAGTGCTGCCCGGTCGAATCACATTTGTTAAAACTAAAGGAAAGAAGAACCGCACTGTACCGATTTCACCTCAATTGCAGGCTATGCTTCCTAAAAAACGAGGAGCGTTATTTTCACCATGTTATGAGGCTTTTGACGCTGCAATTAAGAGAGCGAAGATCGAGCTTCCTGATGGGCAATTAACTCATGTGCTACGTCACACGTTTGCCAGTCATTTTATGATGCGGGGAGGAAATATTCTTGTGTTGCAAAAAATACTGGGGCATAGCGATATAAAAATGACTATGCGTTATGCGCATTTTGCTCCAGGTCATTTAGAGGCTGCAGTTGAATTGAACCCTTTTGACAATAGAGGGTAAAAAGTGGCGATAAAAAGTGACAATAGATTCAAATGGCATCGTATAGAGCTATTTGCAAAGTTAATAAAATCATAAGGTTATGATTTATAAATGGTGGTTGATAGTTTTTAAAATCCCTCGGCGTTCGCGCTGTGCGGGTTCAAGTCCCGCTCCGGGTACCATGGGAAAGATAAGAATAAAATCAAAGCAATAAGCAGTGTCGTGAAACCACCTTCGGGTGGTTTTTTTGTATCTTCTTTCTCATTTCCGAAGATGCGTCCGAAGATGATTTTTCTCTGGACGCATCATCATTCATTTTCTCTGGCCACCAACTACGGGCACTACTTTAACTTTCCGGTCATATGCTGCTGTCTGTCGCGGGTTCTTATGCCCGGAAATTGCTTGCTTCTCTTCCAGGCTGCCTTCCAGATCAGAGATACCTTTTGCTTTCAGATCATGAAATGTGAAGTCTATTTGCAGATGAGGATATTTTTCCTGTGCTGCCGCTTTGACATCACGCCAACGAGAGTTAAAACCATCACGGGTATACTTGCCACCGGTAGTTTGATGAATCACAAACAGGCTACTGATTCCCGTTTTTAATGGCAGAGAACGAGCCAGAGCTATCGCTTTCTGCAGACGAGGCGACCAGGCTTTGATTTGCTTAACGCCGGTTTTTCCCTGACGAATGTAGATCCCGGAATCGAACAGCTGGTCTTTCTGCAATGAAAGTACATCACTCTGTCTGGCCACGCATAAGTAGGCAATCTCCATTGCTACGCGAACAACATCAGGAGACACTTCATAAACGGCCTGATATTCTTCATCCGTAATATAACGTTCGCGAGCTTTCTCTTTAAACTGTTTAACTCCCTGACAAGGATTCCTCTGAACATAACCTCGTTCATAACCCCAACGGAATACCCGGGACATAAAGCTTTTTTCCCTGTTTGCCTGAGTTCGGCTTGATAAACCGCGTTGATCCATATAGCGCCGAATATGTTCAGGTTTGATTTTATCCGGGTCGATCTTCCCGAAGACAGGCAGAACTTTTCCGGAATATTTTGTGTAGTCTTTCCGGGTTTCGACTGCCAAATCCATAAAATCAGGGGAGGTCATGAATTGTTCCGTGAGCGCCTGAAAAGTATTTCTTTCTTTTTCGTCACCGACCGCTTTTTCATATGCCAGCCATACGGCTGATCGTGGTGCATCCAATGCGCACAGGCGTATCGCTTTGTTATCTTTATTCCTGAATTCGTAGGCCGCTTTGCCCTGGTAAACACGAGGCGGCATCCAGTTATCTGCTGGGTTCTTTCTCTTTCCGGCCATTAAATATTGCTCCAAAATCAGGTTCATCATCTTTTCGCGTCGTCACCTCCTGTAAATTGCGAAATTTTATTGGGTTCATGAAATGGCCCCAGGTTGTTTTTGGGTGTCCGTCAGCCCTTTCCATGAAGAAAATTCCAGCCCGGCGAAGAGCCTCACATTGCTTTGATTTAAGTGGGCTTCCCGTCAGCTCGACCATTTCTTCTCTGGTGATTATGTCGTGATCGCTTTTCATGGTCTTTCCTCATTATGTAGCTTATTGCGTCATCTGCCTTCTGGCAGGCACGGGCAATATCAGACTCGGTCAAAGTCTGTTTCCTGACGCTGGCCGACAGTCGACCAATTTTGATATCAAATGCGGAGAGCAGAGTTGCTCCCGGTTGCCATCGCAGCATTGTGATCCTCCGGTGTCTGGTGAATCGCAATGCTAGCGATGGTGAGTTTTTATTTCTGATTAGGCGTAATCAGTTCTTGTGGGGTGAATGCCGATTTCTCCCGAGTGACCTTAATGTTTTCTGGCAGGTGTAGCCCAAGTTCGCAGCGGCTCCGTGCTTCAATAATGCCATTGGTACCATCGGCAAGTACCAGGTGAACCGCGTCACCACGCTTTAATGTGAGTTTAAGCATTAGCGTATCCTCAGTGACCGTTCGCCGCGTTCCATATGTGCGCCTGGTACCGGGTTTAATAACTCGGCTGGTGGTGTTTCTCCACGCGCCAGTATTTCGGCGGCAACCGCCTCCGCAGATTCAATCACTTCTTTAATGGCTCGCTTGTTTGGTGTAATAACCGTTTCTACATCAACAAGTGACACACCCTCATACTCGTCCGGGATCTTATCTTTGTTATCAATAATTACCCGGATAGCCCCCTGTGCATCAGTAAATGTGTTTTTTGCGGTTTTCAGTTTATCCAGGCCAGCAGCTTGCAGGCAGGCGAGCATATGCTTTCGAATTGCTTTTTCCTTGCCTTCAAAGGACGTCTTACGGGTAGCCAGGCGAGACATTTCTTCAGCGCAGGTATTGGCATTGCCCTGTAAATTGCGGCAGATGACCATCATGACGTCCAGTTTGTCTCCCAGTTCTCCTTCCATACCTTCAAGCGTGTCGGCGATCATCTCTGGCGTCAGTTCGTCGGAGGTTTCCAGCAGGTCAATCAGGCTGACATATTCTTTTGCAATAGCGATAGCGGTGCTCATGCGGTTTGCTCCTGTGCAGCGGTGAGGGCGGCGAGGCGTTCAGTTTTGATGTCGGTGATACGGCGCAGGCGCGATCCCAGATACGATGAATATTCTTTATCGCCTTTGGCTTCTGCTGCTTTTCGGTGTACATCAACTTCGCGGGCGATGAGGCCAAATACCTTGTTTACTTCGTTGGTGGTTACCGCGGCGGCCAGCGTATTGGCAACGTTGATCAGCTTCTCATCCAGTTCCTTACGAAGACGGGTAGCATCTTCCGCATTCTCGCTGGCATTCTTGATATCAAACTCAGCTTTATTCCTCTGGCGGTATTCCGGATTGTCGTACAGGCCCATGAAAATATCGGCGCTGAATCCGAGAGGGGATAGCGCTTTCTTAACAGCATCCGTCCAGGATTTCTTCGGCGCTTCGCCGTCGCTTGTTGGTCCATGTTTAGTATCGTAGATGTACGGAGTGCAACCGTAAGCCGCAGACTCGCCGCGCACCCCATTCAATATGTACCAGACTCTCACTTTCATGGTGTGGTGTATTTCACATAGGTACCCGCCAACACCGTCTTGAATCAGATCCCATTCTATTTTTTCACCAACCTGTTTTTTGCGAACTATCGGTGCGCCTTTATCAAAACGCTCTTCCAGCACCTCTACACCCCAGCCAATACCAAACGGCCCAAATTCGCGAGTCGCTTTCATCGCTATATAAGTGCCGTTGATGGATGTGCCGCCGCCATTCTGAGAGAAAGCACTGGTGAAGCGCTCATCGGTTTTGAATACGTTCTTCCACAATGCCAGGTTATCCGTGTCATCTGAGTCCTTTAACTCCGTTTCGATAGCTGAGATTGCATTCTGCCGCTTGTGCTCTTCGGTATGGATCCGCTCAACCAGCGCGTCAACGTTCTGCACCAGATCCTTTACCTGCTCGCTAAGTTGTTCTTGTGGAGGAGTCTCTTCTGCCGGGGTAATAGCTGCAGGTTCCCTCTGTGATACGGCGTTATTTTCAGGTACGTAATACACATGGCGAGGCGTGACAAACTGCTCACGCAACTGCTGCAAACTACGTTCTCCAGCATTCGCTGCTTCGCTTTTTTCGCCCTGATTTGAGGGTGTTTCTGACATCATCCCATCAATTGAGAATCGTCCGCCGCCGTGGTTGGTGACTTTTACATCATCCTTTGGTGCTGATTCCTTTGGCTTCTCTTCAACAGCATTTGCATCACGCTGCCCGTTAGCTTGCAGCCAGTTGTCGATGTGACTGCGCAGGGATTGTGGGAAGTGGTACGTGTCTTTTGCGGGGGCGCTCTGAATAACACCGAATACTGATGCGCGGTCATAGGCAAGGATCTGATCCGTTGTGCGCAAGGCCATTGACCAGCGTTTAAAATCTTCCCTGTCCTGACTGATTATTTCGTCTGCCGCTTTCAGGATGCTGGGGGTGATTTTTTCCGGGACAACAGGTAACAGGGCGCAGGCAATTTCACGATCCAGTGTGGCGTGAGTCTGTTGGTAAGGACGTGCGGATGCTGTTTCTGGTTTTACCTCCGGCAGCATTTCATCGCGTTTACCGGGATTCTCTACCCATTTTTTTATAAATTTGGAGATAGTCCAACTGGTCGGGTTTTGTTCCTGGGTATCGCAACTTGCCAAAATTGCATGTACCAGATTATTCAATCCAGCAATATGCATGTACTCGATGGGCTTACACGCCACCATGGCATCAAGAACGATGCGGTTAAACGCGTCAACCTCTCCTCACTGTCAGTATCACTGTTGTCGAGCATCTCCAGGTATTCACGCGTCTGCGCAAGCAATTCACTGTCGACTTCGTTGGCGTCGTGGCTGAACAGCAGAACGGCGGCGAATCGTTCACGAGCCGGCAGTTTCATCAGGTCGTTAACTTGTGCGATATCTGCTGAACCGCTATCTACAACGGGGGTGTTAACTACCCATTTTTCGCCATCAAAACTGTGTTCTGTGGCGAACGTCTCATCAAACTCACCAACGCCTGGGCGCGGTTGGCCCGGGGCATCTTCCCAGATTTTAGGTTTGAAATAGTTGTCGCCGTGGTCAGGGTAGGCTTCCCACAATTTGCCGATGATGATGTTCTCGGCAACTTTTTTGTTAGGGGCGTCGATGGCGATGGCCAGCGCCGGGATCGCGCCGTTTTTGAGCGCGCCTTTTTTCGCTTCTAACAAGCCGTTAAAAATGGTCATTGGTCTTTCCTCATTACAGGTCAGTGGTCTTTAGTAGGGGATTTCATCAGTATCTGGCGTGTATTCGATGCAAAGTAACTGCTGGATTTTGTCATCGATAGCAGCAATACGCTGTTGGGCGTCGGCGACTGTTTTCTGTTTTTGTTCACGCAGTTGCTCGACCTGTAAACCGATGATGTCGATTGGCTGGGGCTGGTTGACGGTAATTTCAATTTCGCGGCTTTCCAGAAGGATGTACCTGTCTGGAAAATTTTTTGACATATCAACAGTCGCAACAAGCAGCTTTTCGTGGCTGAAAGTTGAAGTTGCATAATGAATAAAGAGTGTTACTGGGATGGTGCGCGCTTCCATAGCGACTCCTTGGTAATGTATACTCAGAGCCGATCAGCGAATATTGATCAGCTTCCATAGCGTCAGTGTCGTTGGTCTTTCCTCATCACAAGTTTGGTCACTTGTGATAAATCCGAATGGTTTGGTCGCCGTTCGGGGTAACTGGCCCGCCTTGTGCGGGTCTTTTGCTATCTAAAGGGTGCCGGTTACGTTTCCGGCGTCGTCATGTTTCCATCACGACCGTACAGGGCTGGTCTTTCCTGTTTTGAGCTGGTCAGGCTCATGGTCAACGCTGGTCAGGCGTGGTACTTCCTCCGGTCTTTCCCTGGTGTCACGCTGCGGGTTTGGCCTCTCCTGTTGGGGACTCAGGCACAGCGATAAAACCTGGCTGTGTGAAAAAATGGCCCATCGTGCGGACTGGGCAAAGACTAAACACAGCAAATTGATGATGGGCGCCCGGAATCGAACCGGGTAACGGGCAGGGAGTTCCCGTTAAACACCTGTTCACCACAACCGGGAGCGCACTCCGCCATTTCAAAATTTAACGACAAAGCTCAAAGTTGAGTCGATGAAGTGCGCTCTCGTGTTGTAGCCAGGACTCTTCCCTGGTGGTCACACCGTATCGCCTTGATGGTGAATCAATCGCTCATACCTGGCTGTGGCTTGCACATTCCGGCTACCTGCTATGGAGACAACGCGTTAAGGCTCCGCTTCCATCCAGACCGCTTCGACACATGTGCCATATGCCGGTGAAGTCTTTCCCTCTGTCATCGTGCTGTCGGCGACCCGAAGAATTAAGTTCCGGGATTTTTCAACACGCCCGGTCGTGCTACCTTTAATGCCCACACAACAAAAAAGGATTTTCTTATGTCAGAGCTTGAACAACTTAAAGATGAACTGGCTTTACTTAAAAAGGAGCTAAAGTCTCACCAGGTAATACTGTCTGCGTTGGTTGGTCGTATGAGCTACGAGGAGAAATCCGACCTATCAAAGCATGTTGCAAAAGCGAAATCAGAGCTTTATCCGGGTGATGATTTCAGCCTGGGAATATTCAATAAGTTGCTTCTAGTAACTGATTACAAACCGATTCCCAGAAAGTAGCCTCATCCATTTGCGCGCCATCAAACTTATCGATGGCGCCACTTAATATCGCAAGAACATCACCTGCATCCTTAGCGTTGAGTTCACCCGAGATCTTGCGAAGATTCTCGACCAAGGCCAAAGCTACTGGACCAACGGCACTTCCTGCCGCAATTGAAACCTTACGAAGTTCCATCTCTTCTCCTTTCCCTTAACGCCGGGTAGCGGAACGTGTTTCTGAACAACTGCCGCTGGGTAAGCGTTGTTGATGGAATGAATATAACTAAAGGTAATTTTATGTGCAAGGTGTTTTATAACAAAAGTTAGTATTTGGGGTAAAAATAAAGGCAATGCATTGAAAACATTGCCTTTATTTTATTTTTTGGTGGGGGTTAGTTTCTTTCTGGTAACCAGTAACTCTTCAAATAAACGATTAAAGTTTTCAACTTTATCTTCTAATTCAATTAGTTGCTTTTCTTTTTCTGACTCGGGTAATGAATCAAATAACTCTAACAATCTTTTTTGACGTGAATCCAGCTCTGTTGGTAATTCGTCTACCGGAGTTGGCGCCTGGTCTTCGTCACCAAAAAGCAGCCATGTGGCAGAACACTTAAGTGCATTGGCCAAAGCCAGCAAGTTCTGACCCTTTGGTTCATTTTGTCCGCTTTCCCATTTAAAAACGCTCACACTCGATCTTCCAACCATATCAGCAAGCTGTTGTTGGGTTAGACCAAGCTGTTTGCGTCTTTGAGATAAACGGTCGCTAAGCATCAAATTCTTCATCCTCATAATATAAGTTAACTTGACATAACTTTCGTTAGTATTTATGTTGCTAACAAAAGTTACGTGGAGGGATTATGAAAACAGAGACGGTTATTAGTTTTTTTGGTTCAAAGACAGCCACAGCCAAGGTGTTGGGTATATCTCAAGTGGCGGTTACTCGTTGGGGGGCAACAGTTCCTGAAAAGCGAGCTGCTCGACTCGACCATATCACTAACGGAGCACTGAAATATGACCCGACTTTTTACGATGTTCCAAAACATGAAAAAGCTTAGCAAAGGGCGGCTTATTACATCTGATTAAGCGTAATCAATTTTTAGCGACAGGAGACGCTATGGAAAACCCAGAGGAATTACAAAAAGAGATTTTGACCTGGGCGGCAAGGGCAGGGCAGGAACTCGTCACGATTGAAATCTGCCGGACCTGGTTCAGACAGGGACGCAATGATGAGTTGAAACTACATGAATTTGAGGATGCGGACGGCAACGTGGACTGGAGAGCCATCAACAACAATCGGCAGAAAATTTTTCGCTGGTTACGTGGCGAAACAACGGCGGCGCGCCGAAAAACTCAGGTGCTGGCCAGTGTGATGAAAGCCGTGCTACCAGCAGAACGGCGGGCACGTCTGGAGTCGCCGGGCGATCCCGTTTTGCTGGCAACGCTGGCGGCAAAAGAAGGGGTGGAAGCGATTAACGCTGTACATCTCCACTTCGCGCCAGAGTTAACTATTCAGGAAATTGACGAAGCAATAGCGGCGCTGGTAGCGACGCGAGGAGCAGTGATACGCACTGCGCAAGACCACCATGCATGAGCGCCTGACCAGCGTTTAACTTATACCGAGGAAAGACCGATGTTAAGACATATTGACCGCATTACCTGGCGTAACGGCTGGCACCTGAATGGGCGCCCGGCACATGTTGCAGAGATCCGCCCCATATTCGATGGCCGCGTCGCAGCTGCACGTTCTGTGTGGGAAAAGTACGAAGAAGAAAAAGCGAAACTGCGTGAGCAAAATCTCTCTGGCGCTGCCTATGAGGCTGGCTGTCGCGTTCTCTCAGAGGCTTTGGGCATATGAACATCCTCCCGTTACTTGATAGACCCATAGCCTTCCAGAGAAGTTTTATCCGTCTTGAAATGGGCGTGACTGCCGCATTGTTTCTGTCGCAGTTGACGTACTGGACAAACAGAACAACTGACGACGGCTGGGTATATAAAACCCAGGATGAGTGGGAAGAGGAAACAGGGCTTTCACGATACGAGCAGGAGGGCGCGCGCAAAAAACTACGTGGTCTCGGCGTCTTGCTGGAACGTAAACAGGGCTTGCCTGCCAGGCTGTACTACAAAATCGATAATGATGTGTTGTGCCAGCTACTTACGTCCGCACACAAGGATGCGGAAAAACCACATACAGGTGAGGGGAAAACCACCAGGCCTGTACGTGGAAAACCAACAAACATTCTTACAGAGAATACAACAGAGAATACTACAGAGATTATAGATCCCCCTAACCCCCAGGGGGGAGACGGCGACGAGACCATTCTCGCTGATGCTCAAAAAGCACTGGCTAGTTACAACGAGCAAACCAACACGCGTTGTCGCGACGTTAAACCGTTCGTTACGCTGCTGACTCCGACAAAAACGCGAACCGGTTATACCGTCGCGGAAATCGAACTGGTGATCCGCTGGGTGTTGGCAACGTGGCACCGTCGTAGCGGTAGTATGCCCAAAATCGCAAATATTTGCCGTGTAGGACGCTTTGATGGCTACTTGGCTGACGCTGAGGTCTGGGCTGTCGCTGAGGCTGCTGTAGACCCCTCTGAGGTCGTTAACGGCTACAACGAGATTTTCGCTGATTTACTGCCTGAGGCTGAAATCGACACAGACCGCCGCCGGGCGATCATGAAACTACTGGCACACATGCGGTCGCAAACTCTCGGGGCGTTCCTGGGGTATTTCGAAAAATTCCGTGATACCGCACCTGAATTTTATTTCGGTGGTGAGGATCGCGACGGCTGGCGGGCAGGGTTTGATTACCTGATGAAACCGGAAACGCTGCGTAAAACCAGGGAGGGGGCATTATGAATCCGGAAGAACTGGAAGCGATCGTTCTCGCTGGTCTGATTAACGGTGGCGCGACGCCTGACGCGTTTGATGTGATTGCCACCACTCCGGAGGAAGCTTTCAGCATTGTGTTTCACCGCCGCGCTTTCAGCGAAATCAAAAAGCAGGCACTGGCGAACGGCATGATCGACATGTTGTTTATCAGCGAAGCGCTGGGCGGTTCCAGCCTTGCGGATCTGTCTCAAATATCCCGGATCCCGGCAACGGTACCGAATCTGAAAGGCTATGCCGGGAAAATGGTGCGGGCATGGCGGAGCCGCAAAATGGCGGCATTGTTGCAATCTGGCGCGGATGGTATCCGTAACGCTGTAAACCAGAGTCAGCGTGATGAGGTTATTGAATCTCATGTTGCTCAGGTGCTGGATATGAGCGCCGCTACCGGCACAGTCCAGCCGGTACACATCAAAGAGCTGTTACCGCTCTACATTGACACCGTTGATAAACGGATGTCTGGCGACGCGCAGGAAATGATGCTGAAAACCGGAGTCGAGGATCTGGATGTCGCCCTGGGCGGTATCAACATGACCGACCTTGTTGTGGTTGCCGGTCGTCCAGGCATGGGGAAAACGGAATTTACCCTGAAGATTATCGATGGCGTTACCGCAGATGGCGGCGGCGCACTGTTTTTCAGCATGGAAATGGGCGCTCAGCAGATTGTTGAACGTACCGTTGCCGGGGCTGGGAATATGTCCACGTCGCGTCTGCGTAATCCAAAAGAAATGGACGATGAGGATTTGACCAGATTAACCGCCGCGCTTGCAATCATGCAGGATCGCGATATCTGGATTGTTGATGCCACTGATTTGACGATTGAGCAGATCCGCGCCATTGCAGAGACTCATAAACGCCGTTATCCGCACCTGAAGTTGATTGGTGTTGATTACATGGGCCTGATCAAAAAACCGAAGGCCGAGCGCCACGATCTCGCTGTCGGGCATATCTCCCGCAACATGAAGACTATGGCCATGCGTCTGCATACCCCTGTTTTTGCTCTTAGCCAGCTTTCCCGCCAGGTGGATTCTCGACCTGCTGGCCAGCGTCGCCCGGTGATGTCGGACCTGCGCGATTCCGGCAGTGTTGAGCAGGACGCTGACAGCATTTTGTTTTTGTACCGCGATGAAGTTTACACACCTGATTCACCTGCAAAGGGTATCGCCGAGGTGATTATCGGTAAAAACCGTTCTGGCGGGGCAGGTGAAATTATTTATCAGGAATTCCGGAATGGGCATTTCCTGCCAATTGATCAACACGTAGCACGCGAAAAATTACGCATCCAGAAGGAGGCAGAGCAACCGAGAAAACGTGAAAAACGGTATTCAAACAAAAACTTTAATACGGACCCCTTTTAACCACGCCTGACCAGCGTGAAATAACCGAGGAAAGACCAATGACCACTACTTCAGGCAAATTAGAGTACCCGTCGGACAAAGGACACATAGACGACGGTAAAAACTATCTCGACGTCATTTTGTGGAATATGAACGCCGGGCCACGTGCGCGCACTCGTGCGGTTTTTGTACCAAGACCCAAAGCAGGCAATTTTTCAACACCAGCTCAGCCTGCCCGTCAGGCATCCGTAGCCGCAGCGCCAGCAGTGAAATGTAAGGGTAAAACGCACATCGGGATCGCGATTCGCAGAAATGGTGAGCGGCAAGTGAAACTCCACGAAACAGCGACAACCTGGTGTGCTTCACCGCATGAAACTTACGACAAGATAACCGGGCAGCGCATTGGTGCGCCTGGTCGCTGTCGCCTGCTGTTGAGCTCCATCACTCCGATAGAAAAGAAAGGGGCGTGATATGACCGGGCAATCAGATTACCTGCCGCCCGGCTTACCACACAACCGCGCCAAATGGCCCCAGGAATACCAGCTTAAAGAGCACTACGACATGCGAGCGGCGGCGCTGATCCGCCAGCTCTTTGATAAGCGTATTCCGAGGGGAAGCGTGATTGAGCAAATTGGTATGACGCCAGATACGTACCGGGAATTTTTCAGAGAGCGTCTGAACTACTGGAGAGGGGTGATGGAGCAATGAAATACAAACGGTGGGTGCGTGCGGAAGTCGTAATCATCAAACAATGTGCGGGCAGCATGACAGTTGAACGTATAGGGCAGCTTATTGGCAGAACCGGTGCAGCGGTACGCACAAAAGCGCGCGAGCTGAAAATCTGTATGTATCTGCGGGGTAATTATCACCAGTCAGCAAAATACTGCCAGGAGGATATCGAGCTGGCAAGGGAATTACATCAGTCGGGTATTAATCGCCAGGATATCGCAGAAAAACTCGAAATGCCGATCGGAGCGGTGAATCAGTTTGTTTATTTTGAGCGGAGAATTTCATGAAAGAACTTTTTCTTGCATTTGTGCCCCGGTTTATTAATGACCAGATCGCACTGACTGATAATGGTGAACAATATGAAATTGCCTGCAGCATGGTGGATGTGAATCCTGGCGAACGGTATGACGCGATGTGTGACCTGAAAATATTTACCTGGCTGGGTTGGGCTATTCCGTGTGGAGAACCAACCAATATTCGCTCGTTTGAGAGCAGGGAGGCTGTTTGAGTGAATTGAAAATACGTCGCAAGGTAATAGCACGCGTTAAAAATCTATTACCAGTGCCTGTCAAATATCGTTTTTGTGGTGGGAATGTACGGATTGGTACGGATGTATGGTGATTGCGGAGTGACGTAAAACGAATCGTTGTGGGTGTAATATCGTCAATATCATTGGTTTCCCGGAGGGAAAGGACATGTTTGGCGATAAACTGGAGTTACCACGGAACGGGCGGATAGTGCTCTATATTTCAGATTACAAAGTAACCCGGGCTGAGGTGTTGGAACCGGAAAAACATCTGGTCACGTTACCGGACATTATTGAGTTGTATAAGCGGGTCGGATATGTGGACTTGCATCGCGATGATGTTCCCGTTGAGTGTATGGAATGTGAACACCGGAGGTTTGAAGTTGATTGAATTGACTTAGAAAAAGTCCGGGGCTATAGTTTCCGCGCAGCCGCAAAATCGGTTGCCGGGATTGGCGTCCCGGATATCTAAGTGACGCATAGCCGCGTTAGCGGTTTTTTTATGTGTTAGGCACGGCCACATTCGCATTATGGTGGGCTGTGTGGGGGCTTCTGTGGAAGCGCCGGGTTCACTTAGCCGGTTACGCCAACCCTGCACAGCTCACCACCAGATGATTGGCGTCGCTGGTGGTGATGAAAAAAACACTAAGTGAGGCCACTGCGATGACAGTCCAAATATCTGCGGAATCCCTTTCTCCGCTACATCATAACCAACTTCCCGTCATCACTACTGAATTGCTTGCCAGTTTGTATGGCACGGAAGTAAATGGTATCCAGCAAAACTTCAAGCGCAACATCGCCAGATTTGTCGTAGGAAAGCATTTTTTTAAGCTGGAAGGTAATGAATTACGCGACTTCAAAAACAGACTGACAGATAGTCAGTCAGTTGCTAAACATACCCGATCCCTCATTCTCTGGACAGAACGCGGCGCAGCTCGCCATGCCAAAATGCTGGAAACAGAACAGGCCTGGGAAGTTTTCGAAAAGCTGGAAGATTGTTATTTTAGCCAGCGTCCAGAGAGGCGGAGTACAACTACCGATGACCGTACTCCCTTGCGTGATGCCGTTAATATACTGGTCGGCAAGAAAGGCATGATGTATCCCGATGCCTACACCATGATTCATCAACGCTTCGCCGTCTCTCACATAGAACAACTGTCACAGACGCAAATGTTAGAGGCGATTGAATACATCCACTGCCTGCTACTCGATGAAAATCACCCAACCATTCCAGATTTTTCTTTTATCACCACTATCAAAAATGGAAAAGTGACCGGGATGCGCCATGTTGCCAAAGGCGAACATCTGATGACCTTTGACGCTTTCAAAGAGATCGCTGAGCGGGCAGGGTATCTGGTGATCCACAGCGACAATCTGCGAAGTATGACACTGGATAAATTGATGGTAATGGGGAAAAAGTCGGCTATATCCGTTGCTAATTCAGCATTTTGACAGGTTGTTTGGGGCGGAAATACTCTATTTGCGCTTAGGATACTTGTTAGCTACTTCCACTTTTGTCACAAAGCGGACTATCTGGCTGAGCTGAGGGTCCGCAGTGAGTGAGGATCGAACATTTAAGCGTCGGTACTGATGACGGATTTGAGGTATTTAAAATATTACAGGAGCTAGTGTGGATGTGACAGACATAAAAGTGGATGCAGTCAGAAAAGACATATGTATAGCAGGCTTCTTCGAGGACTAGATCAATCAATAAGATTTAGATAAAATTGCAGTGTTAAATAAAAAGACTAGTAGTATTTAAACTTTAAGTGCGTTAGTAAGGTCGTGCAATTATATAAAACTAACGTTTTCTGAATGTTTGGAGAGTAAAATGTTAGAACCGCCAAAGAATTATAATGAAATGTTACCCATGCTCCATAAGGCAACTTTTATTACTACATTTATATTTTACCTATCATTGGTTATTTATGGCTACATACCATTGGTTGGCATTAATGCCAAGTACATTCCACCAATCAAAGACTACGAAGAATTTATTAAGTGGATATTAACATTCGGCATATTACCAATTGCATTCTCAATTTTTTGGTCTGTGATTAGTGGGGCTTTAGATCTACATAATAACGTGGCAAAAATTCTTGGAATAAGAAAAGCATGGGATAATTACTTAATTGTTAAACCATTGGCGCAAGTTGCAGGCATTACAAGAAAATTAACTAGTGATGAATCCTCCAAAGTAATGAACAAACTGTATTACCCAGAAGTTAATGAGTTAAAAGATAAACATTATGTTGAGCTCTTCTGGAATAAGGTTTATTACTTTTGGGTTTTCTTTGAACATACTGTGATTGCATTTATTACTGTTTTAGTAATAAGTTTTGCTAAAATAACCCATTTACTCTCTGTAACCGGTTCTTTAAAAAATCTTTGGTTGTGGGTTATTTTTATTGTTGTCTTTAATTTTCTTATTTTTATTGCATCCGTTAAACCCAGAACTGAAGGCCAAGTCAGACAAATACCTGATGATAAGATAAAGGAATTTTTTAATAATAACAGTATTTTTTAAATGAGGTTAGTTTTGAATTACAAAATAAATGGAATGACTATACGTTCAGAAAATGCAGCAAAACCGCATACTATGCCATCTAACTATCTCTGTAACCATATTGAAAATTCTGTTAAAAATGGCATAGCCCTTGATTTCGGATGTGGAAAGCTTAGATATTCAGAACAATTAGTAAATAAATTTGAAGCTGTGACGTTTTTAGATTCCAGAAAACAGTTAGAAAGAGTGCAAATTATCAGAGGCGTACAAACCACAATTCCAGAGTATGTGGCTAATAATTATAAAAATGCTAATGTTGTCCCTTTTGAAAGTATAGATAAAATAAAAGATAATTATGATTTCATACTTTGCGCAAACGTGCTTTCCGCAATTCCATGCAAATCAACAATTTACAAAATCATCAATGAGATTGGGAGATTATTAAAAAATGATGGTGAAGCAATTATTGTTAATCAATACAAAAGCTCTTATTTCAAAAAGTATGAGACTGGAATAAAACATTTGCATGGATATATATACCAAAACTCTCGCAATGCTTTCTATTATGGCTTATTGGATGAGAATATTGTAAGTAAAATTTGCTTGGATAACAATTTAGCAGTAATAAAGTCATGGAGCAAAGCTGGCAGTTCATATGTGGTTGTTGGTAAAAATAAACATAATTAGTAAATTTAAAAATAATATTAGAGGGTGCCATTTTCTTATTACTTATTAACTCGCTGGGGTAGGGGCAACACGCCCCACCTCATCAAGTTACTGCAGGATTATAGACTTTTGTCAAAACGTTGGAAAAATTCAGTACAAACTTTTCCATGTTTTTCCTAATCATAGATAATGATGCTCACTTATGTTAACAACTTCTTGTACATAACGGTCTTCTTCAACAGGACAGCTATAAGTGAAGAAATAAAGTCGATAAACAATAAAGAGGCTCCAAATAAATATTATTCAATGAAGCCTGCTGTTTATTATTTGTTATTATTAAATCGCTACTTATAATTCAACAATTTTTAGTATTATATCAATATTATTTAGCCTTGCAATCTCTGATGAATCGTTTGCAATTTTATCTTTTAAATTATCAATGTTAATCATATCTTCAGAGCTAATACAAACCATATCACCTTGGTTAACTTTTGATTTGTTCACTATGGCTTGAATAACAGACAGATCGTCCATTACACCTCTCAGGAATTTAACCATGCTTTGATCCTTGAAATCAGATATCGATTTTGAACGTTGCTTACGTTGGATTGTTCCTTTTGTAATTATTTCGTTAATTTCTTTTAAACCGGCAAGCATATCAGATATGCTTCCTTCGCAACTCATCCTGTGTTTAATAGCATTGCGATTAATAACATTGAGTATTATTTCGAGTGAATCTCTATCATCCCATGGCAATAATAATGTATAATCCTGATGGCGATGAATGGCATCAAGCATATCAAGGATCATATTTTCATCTGCTTTATCGCAAAGTTCATTTACAAAATAGCTGGGGTCGATTACTTTACAATAACTTGGAACTGAGCATTTTGAGCTTTTACAAAACCCAAAAATATATAAAAAAGGGTATATGTCTTTTAGACTCTTTCCTGATTTATTTTCTTTTTCAAAGGCTGCGATTGTTTTTTTAATTTTTGCCGGGGTTGCTTTCGTTGTAACTTGAACTGCTATCATGTTTTTATTGTCAGCTAAATCAATGGCGGGAAAGTTAACTTTAATCTGATTCATGTTTTCCAGTTCCCCCATTTTCAGTGCGCGAAACATATAAATGGTCAATGACTCAATCATTCTTTCCATGTCATGAAAGCCAGTCTGTTTGCGTTGTTCGATATAAAGCTGAAGTAGCGCAATATCTTTCTGTAAGTTACTAATAAGTGGGGCAATCATAGCTAATAATCCTTTTCAATTAAGTAGGGGATGTGTTTGAGCTTCTTTATTTGACTGTTAGTTTAATTTCTTGTTTTCATATTAACAAGCTCTACAATTTTATCAAGATTTCTCAAAAACTAATCCTCCGTGTAAATCCACTAACTATGCTGAATTTATTCCGCTGTGAAACATGTCCGCTCATGGCTGTGAGTTCAACGGGTCGATGCAACGCCATCCACTCAGTAAAATTGTGTAATTCCAGTGAGCAGGCGAATCTTCAGTATGCTCTAGTTTCTTACTCACACCTGCTTATGCTTTAACTAGGTACAATGTAGATAAACTCTCATGTTGATTTATCGCCATGATCACATTTCCGGAAGAAAAATTTTGTTTGTAACCTTGCTAGATGAGACAGTATAGATATCATTACATATGAAACAGTACATTAGGGAACACTGAAGGCCGTAACTTTAAAAAATATAATTAATTGTACATAATTTTATAACCATCAAGATGGTGGCAATTATATAAGTAATAATAAGGGTTGATTAATGATTAAATTCACAGAAAAGGAAATACAAAATTACATATGGGAAAATAGGAACAATTTTCCCGAACTGCTTATTGAACCTGCAGGTCTTGAAGTACTTGAATTCAACGAAGATCTCTCTGATGTAACAGCACAACTGCTAATAAAAAACAGAATAAATAGTAAACTATCCAATCTTCACTCTAAGCTTTATGGACTGGAATTTATCGGCTGCGAAGTTCCTTTAGAACAAAATTCAAACTCAACAATTAGAGCCGATTTTTTGGCTATATTCTGTGATGATACTGGGCTTGCTGTCATAGAGCTTAAAAAAAGTGAACAGACTGAAAGGCAAGCATTCACTGAATTGTTAGCATATTCAAACCATATGACAACATTATTTCCATCCATGACGAAAAATGACAGTGTGTATATTTTAATATCACCAATGGAAACCAGAATAGCACGTGATGCTGTCATCCAAAGTTTAATATTTGACAATAGGGATATCATTGCTTTAATTCCAACATTCTCTGATCCTCTTGATATTACCTCTCTTAAACTTGAATTATGGATTCCAGACCAAACAGAGTTAGCGACTTTCTCAAATATTGCATTTAGAGAAGATAATTTTAGTGTCTGTAAATTATCCTGGGAGTATGATGCAGAGCGATGGGATGCAGCTAGAGGAGAAGAACTTTTACATTCATTTGTTAGTCAATTTGATAACATTTCCTGCCTTGCAGCTCAGTATATGGAAGAATCTGGAGTTCATGGTTTTACTTATTGCTCTCAGTTATGGCCTGAATTATCTCAGGCATTACCTTTTACGAATTCATTAGTACTAGTTGGCATGAATCCTTATGCTGTCGGGAGTGTCCAGCATTTATCCACAGAATGCGATAACTATGATGATATACCAGACCCAAATGCTTACACTCCTCACATATCTGAATTAATTGGTAAACTAGGTGAAGGAGAATTATATGAGGATAATATTGATGTCCTAAGTGGTTTACATCGTGTATGGAGCTCTCAGTTATATCGTATAGGTAAGCAGGTAATTGAACTCACCACTAGAAATACAGATGGGAAATACGTCCACGTTGAATATGGCTTTATGAATTGGGAAATCTATCAAAGGTCACTACTTGAGGATGTTTTCTGTGAAAACTTCGCTATTAGGTCTACAGGTTTAATACGACATCTCTATACTGACATTCTTAAATTAGATTATGATTTTTGTAAAAATAACGGATTAGAAAATCACCCTATTCATGGAGACATGCCATACTTAGGTGTCAATTTTCTTAAATCCCAACAGCACTTTAGAAAATTTATTTTGCGAATGTTCTATGCCGAAATAGATGCGTAGTGAGATTTTTTGATTTATCTCTGCTGGAGAAAATTCATGGGTGAGGGAAGAGATAGATAATATTGAAAATAAAACTTTCAAAAGATGTTGAAATAAAAAGCATGATCTAAATTATTTTGGCATTCATTTCATGTGAAACAGCTCTTCTAAAAATCTATACAGGCATAGGTGGAATTTTCTCATGATTTTTTAGTTGTAATTTATCTTTACTGAATAATATATGGGGAGGATTGTCGCCGTAAGCGGCTCGTCAGAACCGTATTGATATTTACTGAGAGCTCAGATCAACTTTCCAGGGCAACAGATCG